ATGCCACACTCAGACCTGCTCCCTTCCCTTCTCTTCAAAATCAATGAAAACCAGCTCGCCCTGGAAGCCGCCATCATGGAGCTTTCCAACTGGGTCGAAGCCCGTGGCTCCGCCGATGTCGCCGACAATGTGCGCGGCGCCCTGGAAGCCATCGACAAGAATGAAGAGTTCATCAAGATGACGCTCGCGGTGATGATGACGCCTGAGTAACCACAGACATCGAGTGATGTTGTGAGGATTGTCTGGAGTTTTTGGTCCGGGGCTTTAAATGGGCTTCAGGGGGTGTTTCACCCCCCAATGCCCCTAAAAAACGCTGGATTGGTACAAAAAGTGGTACGAGAAATCACCCTCCCGCCTCCGACCGCTACACCTTTCTCTTTTATCGAGCATCGACTCCTACACAACTCAGGCCACCTGCATCTCACTGCTTAACAGGAGATACCAAATTCAGCTTGCCCTTGAGGCTGCCATCATGGAGCTTACTCTCTGAGCTGCTCAACGCTATGTGCTTGAGTTCGTAGGAATGTTCGAAGAGCGTTGCAAGCACCTAGCGTAATGAAGGAATTATCAAAACTACGCTCTCGGTGGTATTGAAGCCGGAGTGACTTAGTGGCACTTAAAGGGAGAAGCAAGCAATGACATTCGTTTTAAATATTCTACACAAGGATTTCACTCTTATTGCTAGCGACCGCAGGGGTAATGCACCTGAATCGATAACGATGACAGTTGGAAATTTATCCATTACCACTAACGGTGGAGGAACGATAGACGGATTTAAAAAAACCAAGCTAAACAAAAACAATAATGTAGCAGTGAGTGCTGCCGGAACCACAAACGAGCACCTCTATCTCGATCAAATAAAAGACTTATCGGACCCATCCGAAGTCATAAACATAGTTAGATCATGCGCAGAAAATCATTTCAACTTCGATGCCAGAGACGAACTAGTTAACGCTTTACCTCAAATGGAAAACCAAACAATAGTTTCATTCTTTGATGAAAAAACCAGCTCATTCTTCACCACTCTCCACATTTACACGAAATTTAGTAACTACAATACTATAAACGTTCGCAGAGCTAACCCTCAGCCGATCCTCCTACATTTAGGAACTGGCAGCTCCAGCTTTGAAAATACAATCGGCATTGATGAAATCAATTCTTTTATTGAGCGCGTTACAAATGGTGCAAACGTAGATGAAATTCTAGAATGGCTTGATATTGCATTTGAAAAAGTAAGCCTGGTTGCCGAAGGCTGTAGTGCAGATTATGACGCCGTAATTTCCACCAGAAGCAACCCTTACTTCGTCTCACTTAGAAGCACTGAAACGACTACATTTAAGCCACATGCATTTTAAAACCCAGTGATATTTTTTGATGAGCTGATGACACTTATCCATCAGCTTATTAATTTGTTGACCTTATGTTCCGCACGTAGTCTTGGCATGCGCGTAAGGCAATCAATCCCCGGTCACCTTCGTCGGTGATGGAGACAATTCGTTGAGCATGCGCTGGGTCAAGTCGGGCGCGCGTTCCTCCATGAACCATGCCGCCGGCGCCGGTATAGGCTGGCACTGAATAGCCACTGGCTGAATCTGCGGCGTCGAGAAGGACTGACAGCCTGAGCTCAGCAGTAGCAAGGCGGTCACGCACGTGATCCTGTTTCGTTTGAGCATCGCTCAGTTCCTTGTAATGGGTTTGGTCGATGGCTTCCAAGCGCTGCTCAAGCACCAGACGTTTGTCTTGATCGGCGCGGACCTTGGCCGCGGCTGCGTTGCTGATCATGGATAAATCGTCTTTGTGCAGATCGGATTGCTCGGCCAGCTGCTTGCCATAGCGCCAGTCCTGAACCTTCCAGGTGGCGCCGGTGGTTATGAGCAGCAACACCAACACGCCGATCAGTACGAACTTCAGCGTTGCGGGATTCATGGGACGTCCTTGAAGAAGACGTGCCCGCCAAGTTTGAGGGTCTGCTTCGCCTTGGCTGCCCAAACTGGCGGTGTCTTCATGGCGATCGCGTAGTAATGCGTGGCCCCACCGGTGGGATCAGGCACCTTGCCGGCCATCACCTGCTCAGCCGCGATCTGTGCCTGGGCAAATTCGCGGAACGGGATCGCTCTTGCGCCGCTCAGGAAGGGGAAGTTCGGGTCGCTCTTGTTCCAGCAACTGAACTGGTACGGCTTCTGGCACACGCCGATGTAGCCTTCGCCCCACCATGACTTGGGCTTGCCGTCATTTACGCGGTTGCGGATAGTCCAGGCTACGGCGATCTGGCCAGCCAACGATTCGCCACGAGCCTCGCCCCACAAGGTGCGGGCAAGAATATCGCGATCTTTTTCAGTTTCAGTCATGCGTTTCTCCAGGCGTAACAATTCCGCACCAGGCGGTGCTAATTTTTTTTGATCTGTGGATTCACTCAGGCCACAACAGTCATGTAGCTGGTAGAATTAGGAAAAAATTTATGTATTAAAAATTTCAGGCTGAAGCTATTTAAGGACAAATATGAACTGCGCTGTGATCTTTGGAGGTTCCGGTTTTATTGGCACCTTCTTTGCCAAACACCTAATCGAATCGAAAACAGTTGACGTGGTTTATTTGTACGATAAAGAGCAGGTAGGCCAAAAGCCTTTTCCCTATAGAGAAGCTTTGATTACTCAGACTTCAAACATCAAAGAAGTAAATGGCGACGTTCGAAAACCTATAGTGTGGACTCCACAAGAAAGTGTTTATCTGGTAGCAAATTTCGCCGCTGTTCACAGAGAGCCCGGGCATGAAGATTTTGAATATTACGAAACCAATCTACTAGGTGCTGAGCATGTATGCGCATGGGCCGAGCAGATAAATTGCAGCAATATAATTTTCACCAGTTCCATTTCCCCATACGGTCCAAGCGATCAAGCTAAAGACGAGCGCTCTACTCCATCGCCAACCACGGCTTACGGTGGCTCGAAACTCGCCGCCGAAAAAATTCATCAGATGTGGCTTGCTGCCGATCAGAAAACACGGCACTTAGTTATTGCTCGCCCCGGCGTGGTATTCGGTCCAAGTGAGGGAGGCAACGTATCTCGATTAATCAAGTCGGTTTTGAACCGATACTTTTTTTACACCGGCAATCGTGAAACCAGAAAAGCCGGCACATACGTGAAAGAGCTTTGTATAGCAATGTTGTGGGTTCTGAAAAAGCAGCATGCCAACAAGTCCAACCTCTCACTATTCAACATGACTATGAATCCAGGCCCCTCCATCGAGGAGTACGTGAAATCAGTCTGCATAGTTGCCAAAATAAAAAGACGAGTACCCTCGGTGCCATTCACATTATTATTGTCAGCTTCTCATTGCATTGATGCAATTGCGACACCACTGGGAATACAGCACCCTTTCAAACCGACCAGAGTGAAAAAACTAGTAAAATCTAACAACATCTTACCAACCTTTCTTTTAGAAAATGGCTATTCGTATGAATATACATTGGAGTCAGCCTTATCGGATTGGAAAAAAAACAATCCAGATGAATGGACTTAACAACCCATCACGCAAAACATTTGATTGGCATATTTCTCCGAGGCATGAAAAAGCCCGCACGGGGCGGGCACTTGCAATTGCTATTTGAGAATTGTTGAGTACAGGCCCGTAATGTACGTTATCCGGCTGTTCATCCCGATACCAGTTACGCCGAACCGGGCCTTGTAGTAAGCAGTACCCGCCGGCGCTACTGCTTGCCTAGCCCAAACGTGTGCGCTCCACTCGCCCATAATCAACTCACTATTACCATAGTCGTTTGATACCTCACTTGTTGTGAGCAACACCTCATCCGCAGAACTGAAGAACTGGAGTCGGCATGTAATCGAACACTGGGCGGCAGTTACGTCAGCCGGAAATTTAGCAAATAGGTTCGCCAATACGACATCACCTGGGGCGCATGGAGTTTTATCATTGGCGTCAAGAATGTAATAACTACCACTTGCTGCACCTGTGATCTTGATCGCTTTACCCCCCAAAACAGATGCCGACGCAGCCTCGATAACACTTGGCGCTCCGCCAGCAACGCGTGTATATCCGGTCGGAGCGGCTGTTGAGCCTTCAGCGTCCAAAGTAAATGTCGGATTGCGCTGATGGTTCACCGCCCAACTAGGCAGAGTGGCCCGGTGCTGGTTGACAATTGCCTTTCGCCGGAGCGTTATACGTGGGTCTACTAGAAACAATTTTGCTGGAGTGTTATCCGTACCGATTTTGCGATACTCGTAATCCAGCTCCAGTTGGACCTTACTTGATCCCCGAAATACGTTTCCTGGCGGAGTTACCGCAGATACCCCGATAAATTGGACTAGGCACTGTGTACCGGTGTCCGCAGAGCTCGCCGACTCCTCAAGCAAAATGCCGCCGACACCATCATGAGCACGCACACCGCCAATACCTTCCATATGCCCACCGTGTACGGTAATTTTCTTGTACAAACGGTGTAGGCGGAAAACTGTCCCTATGTAGTCATAGGAGCAGTTAGTTAAGTTCACATCAAAACCGTCGCAGTACCACCGAAAAGCAGTAGTACAGTTGGCAAAAGTACATCCAATAAAATGAATATTTTCGCCAGAATCTAGAACGTTAGCCATCGACGGCTCGCCAAAAACCACAAGCTCATCGTTAAGCTCTAAGTGAACCTTTTCAAACGTCGCGATATAGTTTCGAAACCGATTAAACTTAATCGCAATGGCATACCCCTCGATATTATATTCACAGGACGTATACCGTGCAGTGGGGCTGAGTTCGCCAAGGTCCGTCCGTGAACCAATTTCCAAGCCGATACAGCCCGCTCTGCCCAGCATGTTATGGAAGGTAAAACCACCGTCGGCACCATTAATGAAGGGACCGCGCATCCATTGCTGCTTGTTAATCACCGCAGTATTCGACGAATAGTCTCCAGTAGCAGCAGTGAAGTGGAATGCAGAGTCATTTGCAACTTCGGTCTGAAATACGACCATACCGACAGATTTTATTTTGACGAAAGCAGACAGAGTGATCTTAGATTTTACTTTGTATATGGAGCCGGGAAATTGAATTACATTCTGAATCCCAGGGCCATATGTGTTGAATCGCGTGCGAATCAGATCGTTAGCCGCCTGAATTGCCGGGGCCCAGTCCCACGTTTGAGGGGCATGTGCATCCGGCTTCTCCGTGATTAGAGAGGTGAACTCATTTTCCCAAATGTTGATTGGCTGCAACGAAAGAATGTAATCGACCGACGACTCCGCCGCGAGGGTGGGTCGCCGGGTCCAGCCGACCCGACCTGCACCAGTGGGTTCCGCCAAGTCCTGCCGAATGCTTTGATCATTTCGCAGGACAAGGTGAGTTGCGTCGGTGGCCCACTCCCCTGTAAGGCCGTATGGGAATGAGGCGGGACGTTTAACGGTGTACAGGCTCCCCCCGCGATCTACCAGCTGCGTAACGCGATCAACCCGGAGTGGCGAGCCGTCTACGTAGACAAGTGGGTCATTCTCAAAGCCAGACCCGTCCAGCCAAGTGTTGAATTGGTCTTCACGATTCCCTTGTGTAGCATCAAAAACTTCCGTCCGGTGTACTTGGGCGGCGTCAAACTCTGACTCACGTCGCACCTGGTCGACGTTATGTTCCGCCTCCATCCCCTTCCAGGACTTCCGTGGAACCCCCTTTCGATCGGGGTAAGACGCCTCTTGGCCGTTGACGAAATAGTCGAGGTTACGGGCGTTATCAGACAGATCCTTCGGAGAGGTCGATCCGATCGGGTTACCGGTGTTGTAGGCCATGGTTATCGAGCTCGCAGAATACGCCAACGGCGCCGCGAAAGAGGCGGTACCGAGAGCGCTGATTTGTAGTAATTGCCGGCGATTAACCATGACGACCAAACCTGGGAACGGGAAAGGCCGGCAGTATACCGGTGGGATGTCATAAGTTCGTGCAGGTCTGAGCAGGCCGACACTGTGTGTTATTCGTCGAAGTGGCGGGGCCACTCCAGATTCACTGCCCTGTCGAAGATGTCCGACATAAGGACGTATTCCGGCAGGATCAGGATCCATTCAGGGTCCAACAACGGCCGCTTCAGCAGTTCCAGGTTCGCGGTGAAACGCCAGAAACTGTCGCCCACCAACGTCGGGCCGCTATAGATATCGGTGAACCGGGCCTGATAGGTCTCCAGCCCCAGCGGCGTTTTCAGCGGGCACTCAAAGGACAACGTACCGGACATCAGCACGTACTCGAACCACCCTTCAAACAGTTGGCTCTCGGCATCGTCCAGCAGCCACGTCACGGAAGCGGTTGTAGGCACCGAGGTGTATCGGCGCCGCTGCCTGGAGCGCCCGCTTTGCAGTTCCGATCGGACCATGGGGCTGACCGACTGGAACCCGTAGCCGTCCCGCTGCGGCAGCGGCAGACCCTCTGGGTATGAAATCATTACGTCGTGTCCTTATGCCGGTGCAGCGCTGTTGTCGTACAGATAGACCCGGGCGTCGTAGGGAATCGCTTCAACCGACACCCGCCCTTCGCTCGAAGGGTTGGCCACGGTCATCAGTACGGGGTAGCACCAACGGGTGCTTTCCCCGAACAGCAGGTGCGGCGGCTCGATGTCCCACGACAGGTCCGGCACAAAATCCAAAGTCGGCACAGCCAGCCGGTACTCATCGACCCGGGCGGCTGGCCAGGGACCGCTGAGCGTGCCGTCCGGCCGGCGAAGTCCGACCACGTGCGCGGCGCCGTCCTTCCAGGGCAACGGTTCCGAGCTTTCCAACACCAGCGAGCCGGCACTGGGTGTTATCGACATGAGGATTGAGCTTTGGCCGTACCCGGGGATGTCATCCGCGGCGGCCACGTAGCTCAAGTAGTTAGAGTTGAGCGCATCCAATTCGGTCTCCCAACTGAACGAGTCGCCGCGAAACTTCTGATGCCCGCGCCGGCGCATGCCGATCTGATAGGCCTTGTTGCGATCAGACACACCGGGGATTTTGATTTTCTCGACCTTCAACCCCAGATCCCCCGGCCACCGGCATTCAACGGTCTCCGCCTGCCAGGTCAGGGCGCTGACGTATTCAACGTCGACCCCATCAAAGTCATCCGGTGACGGAAAGATGATTCGCCGTTTCAGCGCTTTGGTCATGTTCTGCGGGGTGTACATCTGCTCAAACACCGAGCGCGGTTCGTCGCGCACTGGGCGCAACAGGCCGCGGCTGACCGTCAGCTCGGAAAACCCGGCCGCCAACACGTCGTTCAGAGCGTCCTTGATCGTGCTGACGTCATCGATAGTCATGTCGAAGCAGTCGCCCCGGGCGCGAAACACCTCGTGGAGTCGATCCAGCTCGGCGAGATCGATGTCCGCATCGGTGTAGCCGGCGGACTTGGCGACGTACATAAACCACGGCACGATGTCGCGCGTCGGCGCCTCGCCGACCCAGCCACCACCGGAACGCACCGGCAGCACCCGGGTCGCTTCGACACTGACCAGGTTTTCCGACTGTGCCGACAGCCGATCGCCGTTTCGCACGCGCACGGCGATGGTGGTCATGCCGTCGTAGCGCAGCGGCGCCCCGACCATCTTGCCGCGCAGGCCGTACCACACGGTGTCGTCGCGCTTCTCGTTGTCGATACGCCCAGGCTGGTGTACGAATCGCTGTTTGATCCGCGCTTCGGGCCGCATGGCATAGGGCAGTACCACTTTGCTGGTAAAGCCCTGAGCATCCAGCGAGCCGCCGTTGTGCTGCATATCGATCACTGTCCACGCTCCGGACAGCGCCATGTCACGGTATTCGAAGGTGTGGTAGGCATTGACCGGGTAGATCTGCCCTTCCCGCCCGACACCGCACAAGCCTTGCGGGAACAACACGTCCCATTCGATTTCCGTCACTCGCTCGCCTTCAGGGCAGCAGGCGAAAGGCCCTCGATATCCGCCCTGCAGGTTCGATGCGTCGAGCATGACCACACCATTCATGGTCTCCATGTAGCTGAAACCAGGCCACGATGTATCGGGGGCCCCACTGGCGGTCAGGCGCTCCACGGCAAGCATGGTTGCGCTGTAGGAAGTGATCCGGTATCGCAGGCCTCGCGGGCCGATGGTGGCGAGCCCCACGCCAGGGATCAATCCAACGGCCGGAGTTCCACCTTCAAAATTGAGTGTCATCTGGGCCGGTTGTTCTGGGGTGCCGCTCGTGGTGGGTGTACCGATGGTGCCCGTAGGAGCAACCCCAAAAACCTCAGAAGCCGAACTAACCGCAAGCGTTTGCCCAGAATAAGGCGCTGTTTCGAGGAGCCGTACACGGCCGCCTGACGCGATGGCGGTGTAAGGTGCACCGCCTTTCGCTGTATTGATTGCGGCGACCAGGCTTGCCAGATCCGTTGTTGCAGTGTTCAAGGTCGCGGTGTACGGCGCCCCGCCGCGGGACACCGTGAACGTCAGCGGCGTCACGTCAAAGTTATAACGACTTGGCACGGAGGAGGCTGTCAGCGTCGAGGCGACTCCCGGTGCGGGCGGGATTGCGGGAGCAAATGGCGTATAAGAGTGAACCTCATAAAGGCCTTGGTTAGCGCCGATCACCTCGATTGGCATTCCCACATACGGCGCGAGCATGGCGAGATCACCTCGTAAGATATCGCGCCCGGCACCTACGTCGACCACGGTGTACAGGTAAGGCGACAGCAGCCGGATAATCAGGCCGCTGGACCAATCCGCCGGAAACGAACCGCCACCGGCAGGGATCGAAATGCTGGAGCCATTGAACTGCAGCGCCGACGCCGGAGACGATTGAGTCAAATCAGTGGACAGCGTCAGCTCAAGACCGGCCGAGCCATTGGCACTCGATCCGACTTCCGTCGCGCTGTGCCACCACTGCGCCGCGCTCTGCCCCGACAGATTGTCACCCGGGTTGTAAACGGCGAACTGGGCGTCAGCACCCAGGCTGATCAGGGGCGTTTCGCCCACTTTGATCTTGCTGGTGGGGATCTGATATCTGCCCTTGCCCACGCACAGCAGCATCTCGACCCACTGCTCGCGCGGCGCGGAGAAACGTCGCACCGGTGGCGTCAGGTAGCTGGGGTAAACCCGCTGGTGGCCGGCGATCTCGCGAATGATCTCGCCCAGTTTGATCTTGTTGCCCTTGGCAGATGCCTCGGCCAACGACTCGCCACCATTGGGTGACGTCGACGTACCAGGGATTTTCGGCGCCATCGCCCGCGATACCGCGACCGCGAGCACCGCAACAAGAATGGCGCCGAAGATGGCTGCGGCACCCTTGGGCTCAACGCGAACTTCCACGTCATCCGTAGGAGCGAACTCAAAGTGCGCCCAGCGCGTCGCATCAATGACTTCACCATTCACGGTGATGCTCACCGGCGGCGACTCGCGGGGTTCATAACTCGGGGCAATAGATTTCAGCCACGCCGCCAGCGTCATGCGCCGTTCAGTCTTGTGGGTTTCGAAGGCAACGCCGTCCAGCTTGTTCGGGAATACGCTGATCACGATAGTAAACAACCTTTAGGTAGGTGGCGTTGAAGTCGGAAATACGCAACCAGCGGGCGCCGGCGCCCGGGTTGGTCTCCAGCACGGCGAGGCGATCATCGGCGTTGATCACCACGCCGACGTGAATGCACAGCTCACCGCGGAACACCGCAGCGATGGCACCAGGTTCCGGCTCACAGACCTCCATGACCTGAGAAAGCATGCGATACGCCTGGGTGCACTCCCTCGGTTTGCTTCTGCCAACGCCGCCCAGTTCCGGCAGCAACGGCAAGCCGAACACCTCATGTCGCACAGCGATGCACAGCCCCCAGCAATCGAAGGCAGCCGGACCCCGTCCGCCGTCTTTGTAGGGGGCAAGTAGGTATTTGGTGAGCATGGTTTGGTCCGCTACAGGTACTTCATGCACGGGGCATTGAGTGTGGTGAGCTTGTCGCGAGGGAACGCCCGATTGATCAGATCGGCATATCCGGCGCTGATCTGCACCGTCGTGCCCTCAATCGACGCACCGAGGGCAGTCATTCGATAAGGGGGCTCGGCGGGTGCGGACAGATCGCTCGCCAGGTAACGGCGATAGGTCTGGTTGATCTGTTGCCCCGCCGCCTTGGCCTGATCCATTTTTTGCTGGGCCTCGCCGATGACGTTATCGATCGCAAAGTTCAGCGTCTGGCTGGCACTGTTGCTCTTCCTGGGCAACGAAACATCAATGCCGGCCGCCAAGAACGTCAGAATGCGGCCGTCCTCGGTGCGGCAGGCATGATCATCAAAACCACCACAGATCAGCACCGGTTCCGACCAGGCCGGACAGGTGAGTTCGAAGGTGTCGATGATCACGTCACCACCTGAGGCATACACCCGCTCGATGATACTCATGCCCCCCTCCTCATCCCGTGATAGGTGCCTTCGATTGCCCGGGAATACGGCGAGTCACCGGAAGCCACGCCTTGCTGGAAGTCCTCGCGCACGGCGTCGATGATGACCTGCAGTTGCCCTTTGTCACCGCGCCTGGTCTGGACCTGACTTGCACCATAGTTGTGGATCTCGACGTTCATGCCGCTGTCATTGCTGCCCTGGCCACCGCCTTGAGAGCCGGTAACGAGCGCAGCACCCTGTTGGCCGATCATCGACGTTCTGCCATCGCTCAACGCCTCCAACTTGCCCACGCCGATGCGCGCGGTGGCTTCAGCATCGAAAACGTACTCACCGCGGTGAACAGGACCGGCAATTTCATCGCGCCGACCGTTGCCGGTGTAGCCGCCCTCCATGAAGCCAGCACCCGCCATGGCGGTCATGCCCACGGCAGCCGCAAGCGGGCTGGTGATAGACAGCGCCGTCGCCATGGCAGCGGGAGCCAGCACAGGACCAACGATGGGGATCGCGGCCGTCGACGCGAACGCAGCTAGACCAGCCTGCAACGCCGTTGCCTGAGCATTGGCGCCCATGGTTGCGGCCGCACTGACTTGTGTGGTCTTGCCCACCAGCATCTGCACGCCTTGATAAATCAGCCACTGTGCCGCCATGTCCGCCAGCGCATTGACCAGCGACTTGGCGAAGTTGCCCACCATGTCGCCAAATGCATCGTCAGCATCTTTGGCCCCGGTGGCCACGTCCGAAAAGAAGTTGCCCAGCTCACTCCGCGCACTGCCCAGAGTGCCCGCGGTGAAGTCGGAGGCAATCTGCATGGAGTTCTGTGCCGCATCGGCGTAATTGGCCCAGGCTTCGTTGACACCATTCATCCAGTTCGATTGGTATTCATCGAGCTGGGTGTAATAGCTCTGCTGAGCCAACAGGCGTTTGGCCAGTTCCTCTTCCAGCACGGTGGTTTCATTGGCGTACAGCTCAGGCGAAATCTGCCCGGTGTTGCGTTGCTCGTTCAAGCTGGCCAGGTCGGTGGCGTATTTCTGCCGAAGGGCCAGGTCAGCCCGCATCCGATCCCGGGCTTTGTCACCCAGGCCGATGCCGGCCAGGTCCTGGTCAAATCCGTCCTGTGCGGTTTGCGTGCCGACAGCCTGGGCATTTTTGAAGGCCGTCAGCTTCAGCTCGTCCTCGTTCGCCTTCTTGATTTTGTTCAGCGCATCAAGTTCGGCGGCCATGCCCAGCAGGCGTTTTTTCTGTGCCTCAGACAGTTTGCCGAGCTTGCCTTCCTGAAGTTCAAACGAAAGCTTCGCGACCTCGGTGGCATCCTTCTGCTTGTCGCCGGTGGTGTTGATCAGCTCGATCTGGCGTTTGTAGCCTTCCTCGGTCGACTCGAACGCCTTCAACTGAAGTTTGGCGGCCGATTCCGTCTCGCTGGTGTTCTTTTTCGTGGCCTTGGTTGCCGCGTCGTCGGACGCCTTCTGCGCGTCCTTAGCAGCGGCAGCCGAACGAATGGCTACGACCATCCCTTCGGTGAGGTCTTTGTTCTCGGCGATGAACCGGTTGGCGGCTTCCAGTGCCGTTTTGTCCTGGGCCGCGGCCAATTGCTTTTGCAACTGATCGAGGTAGGCCTGACCGATGCCGGCGGCCTTCGCCTTGGCAGCGGCGTTCTCACGCTCAGCCCGTGTGTTTTCATCAACTACACCGGTGAGCTCGGCAACCGTGTCCTGCTGCTTTTTCAGCACCGCGCTCAGATCAGAAACTTTGATCTGGCCAGACTCCACGGCCCTGGCCATTTCCTCTGTGACTTCTGGATACTCTCGCAGCCGATCAGCAACATTTTTCCAATCAACCGCAATGCCGGACGCCTGGTCTTTCGATGCTTGGCGCACCAACTCCAAAGCCGCTTGAGCTGATGCCGGCAGCGGTACCAGCCCCGCCATCAAGCCGTCAGCACCGGCCGCGCCCATGTTGCGCAGGTCGTTTTCGAACTTGTCGGCGATCCCTTCTGCCATCTGGCCCAGCTTCTGCTGGGTGCTATCGACTTCGGCACGCAGCTCGCGCAACGTGACCGACTGGGTAGCCCGGTTGAGTTTGTTGAAGCGCTCGGTCAGCGTATCGAGTGGGTCACTGAGGTCCCCAAGCTTCTGCTCCAGAACACTGCTGTTGTCGCGAAGCGTCAGGAAGGCGGTCGCGGCGCCGAGGGCGAGCGTGGCCACACCGACCGGCCCACCCAATATGCCAAGCAAACTGACACCGGCTCGGCTGACGCCCTGCTGAGCGGCTGCTACTGCGTTGGTTGCCCGTGTCTCGACCATTCTGGCTTCGGCGAGTTGCAACGACATCTGCGTCTGTACGGCGGTCCCGCGGGCTGCAATGGCTTCCTTTTCTGCCAGAAAGACCGTGGTTTGTGCTTTCTGTTGTTCAGCTTGTGCCGCCAACAAGACGGCGATTGCCTGGGCCTTCCGTGCGACGACGTCCTTGTACGCGGAACGCGCCGCGAGCGCGGCGGAACCAACAGCGCTGGCACCGTAACGAGTGAGGGCTGCAATGGCGGCGACAATGGCGACATCGGCCAACGTTCCCAGATTCTCACCCAGCCCGACGATCCCGCTAGCCAGCACGCCGGTGAAGTCGCTGGTTTCATTCAGGTGATTGATGTACACGCCAAAGGCATTCGACAGACTTTGCAGTGCATCATGCACCGACACGCTCATGCTGTCGGCCAGAACGCCATTCGCAACGGCAGACTTTTGCAAGCCTTCGGTCAGCACATCGAGGCTCAGCTTACCCTGGGCGCCAAGACTGCGAATTTCTTCAGCAGATTGGCCTGTTGCCTTGGCAATGGTGTCGACCACGCTCGGCATCGCGGCAAGAATCGATTGCCAGCCATCCGCCTCGACCTTACCGGTCTGAAGCGCCTTCGAGTAGGCATCGATCGCGGAGCTCGCCTTGTCGGCCGTCGCTGAGTTGGTCACCAGCAGAAAGCTAAAACTGTCCATTACATCCAGCGCTTGGCCGGTGTTGTAACCCATGGACTTCAAGCTGTCCGCTGTCCTGATGTACAGCTCCTGGGCTTCACTTAATGGACGGTAGGTTCGCTGAGCGGTCTCCAGCAAGCGGTCCTGGACTTCGTTGTATTCGCCCACGCTACCGGTGGCCATGCCGATCCGGTCTGACATTTGCCCGAAGGAGTCGGCTGTCGCAATGATCTTGCTGATGGAGGCCGCGCCGACTGCTGCTGCCAGTGCACCCTTAATCAGCCCGGCAGCGTCCTGAGCGCTGTCTCCGGCACGGTCGAACGCCTCATCCACACGACCAAGGCTTTTGTCGATTTTTCCTGAGGCCTGCGAAACGCTGGAGTCAGCACGGGCCATTTCCTGCCGCAGTTGCGCAGTGGTCGCCTCGATGCGAACCAACATCCCCTGAACATCGGTGTCTGCCATGCGTTTCTCCGGGCACAAAAAAGCCCAGCGCTTGGCCGGGCTTCGCACAATCATTACTGCATCTATGAATTCGGACTGTTCGTTTCAGTCGAGACACGACTCAAGCTGCACGCTTGCCTGTTAGCACTTGCCGCAGCTTCTCGGCAACAGTCGAAGGCTTGGGTTTTTCCTTCTGAACCCCTCCCTTGGTACCGAAGGGGTTTGTCATTTGTGCCCACTCAATACGTGCGTCTACTGCCAAGAACAACTCCGGCAGCGGTGTTCGCCAAGCGAGGTCGGGCGGCCATCCAAGCCAGCCAACGGCTATCGAGTACAGCCGATCAACGTAGCTGCCGTCCTCTACTGCACTTACGCCGCCGCTGGCTGATCCTTTCCCGAATCCGGACCCTTCGGGTTGTAAAGCGCGACAAGGTAAGCGTTCAGCTGTACCGAGACTTTGAGGACGCCGGTCTGCCAAACCTGCTCCGCGACCCCCTCAGCGGCCTTGCCGGTCAGCCCGGCACCGCTGGCGATGATGACCGCGCAACCATCGACACTCAGCGCATTGATCGCTTGGGACGCGCCGCGCAGCCCACCGAAATGAGACTCGATGGCCCGTACCGCGCCAAGCGTGGGCTTCAGGGTGTACGCCTCACCATCCAGATCGATCTGGACGGTGCCATAAAGCGTTTGATTCATGGGAGATGATCCTTTGGACGCGGGGCCGAAGCCCCGCAGGTTAAGGGGTGACCGGCGCCGGGAGAACTTCCAGGATGTCGGAGTTGATGCCGATCGTGACATTGCGGCGCACCACGTTGTCAGCGGCGCCTGCGGCGACGGTGTTGTTCATGACCTTGCCGCGCATGTAGAACGTGGTCGGCAGGACTGGCGGGACCGCATCGGTGTCACCGTCATTGAGGGTGATCTTGATGTTGTAATCACCCTTGCTGCGGTCCTTGTGCGCTACCTTCAGCGACGCCTGGCCAGCGTCGCCGTTATCCAGGCCCACGGTCAGGGTCAAGTCGCCGGCATCAGCGGTGCCCTTGTATTTACGCACCCGACCATCACGCAGGGACGTGAAAGTCACCGAACTGAAGGTGTCGCCGAACTCGCCCAGGTCTTCGATCTCGCCGACTTCGACATAGACGTCGGCCTTGTAGAGCGCTTCGGTGTCTGCGCCGGACTTCGTACCGATTGAAAATCGGCAGCCGGCGGCTGTGTTGAGGTTGTCATCGGCCATGAGGGATCCTCCAAAGGCACATTGGATAAAGCCGCAGAGCGGCCGGTGTGTGGATTTAGTGAGTGGTGATGACGCGGACCGTGATCGAGCCTTGGTAGGTGACACCGTCAGCATCGCGCTGGGCATCAGCCTGCTCGACCCTGACCGATACGGCTCGGCCAACCGCGAGCGGTAGTCGGCGCTCGTCCAGAGCGGCTACGACCTCACCGAGGATTCGCTTCACTTCAGCCTGGCCATGGGCGTCAGACCAAACAGACAGGTAAATCAGGCGTTGCTGCCGCTTTCTGCCGGCGATGGGCGAGATGTTGTTGGAGATCTCCCGATCAATCGAGACATATGGCATATCCGAGTCCATCGGTGCGCCGTCGTAGACCGGGCATGACACCTCAGCCTCGAGCCTTTCAAGCAAGGCCTCCTGCAATGCAACAGACGGATCAGCCATTGCTCAAGCCCTCGCTCGCTTTACGCAGCGTTTCGGCAACCGCTGCACGTATGTTCGCCAGCACAAACTCCCGGTTCACATCCTTGGCAGGACGAAGCCAGGGATGAGCCGGCCGGGCCGGAATATCCGGGTACTTGCCAAAAAAGTGTGCACCGTCCGATTTGTTCTTGGTGTCCCGCGCACGCAACACGTTGCGACGTCCGGACAGCTTCGATTTGTCGCGGTTGTTGGTGTGCTCACCACCGATGGAGTTTCGATCAGCCCGCCGATACAGGGTGCCGCTGTAACCCTTGGTGCCGTACTCCAGGAAGCGCAGGTAGAAAAACCGCTCGTTATCGCGCTTGCCTCGAATGCCTATTTCGGCGTTCAGGCCGCTCTTGGAAACGAACACCTTCAGGGCTGCCGATGCCGCACCGGTATCTTTGGGGATGAGCTGCCGCATCGTGGCCAGGACCCGGTCTGCGCTCTGCTGCATGACACCGACCAACTCGTTATCCATCGTCGTGTGGATGTTGCGCAGCGTCCGTCGAAGCTTGAAGTCTCCCGACATCCGGGAGCGGCGGGCCGCCATGGATTACTCCTTGGCCTTGGCCGGTTTTTCAGCGGGGGCAGCGGTTTCGGCAACGGGCACAACCAGCTTGCGCAAAACCAACTCCTCACCAAGTTTGGCATCAACGGTGAATTCCTCACCTTTCTCCCGGTCACCAGTGGCGCCGGACAAATTGCCCAGGGCAGTTACTTTCATGGTTCACCTCTATGGATTGGGGACGTTTGAGCAGAGCAGACGGAGCATGTCCCGCTCGTTGTTGAGCAACGCGGCTTCGATCAGGTAAGTGCTGGTCATGCCCTTCTCGGTATGGACCATCCGGTTACCGGCTACCGCGTCGGCCCTTGGGCGGATACGGATTTCGACAGTGACAAGCGCTGAGAGCTGTTCGGCAACGGGTGCGATGCGTCCGGTGGGTAGAGTGATCTCCGCCCACGGTTTGCCGATTTCTGTCCATGTCACATCGAAGCCACCGGTTCGATTTTTCACTCGAACCGCCTCTTGGAGCGCACATCGGTGACGCAGTGGGCCGGCTCTCATCAGAATTGCTTCCTGTACCAGAGCAGCCGTTCGACTGCGAGGGGCATGGCAGTGGCGATGGTGCCGACGGCGACCGCCTCGCGGTTGGCGTACCAGTGACCGACCAGCAGCAGAATGGCCTGCTCGACATCCCGTGTCAGGCCCATCTCTGCTGGTTCAGCCGGGTCGCCATCAACAAGCTTTCGGTCACAGTGTTGCTCGACGTGGGCCTTGGCCGCCTCGATGTAACCGCCAATCAGGGCGTCTTCTTCATCGCCGTCGACCCGCAGGTGCATCTTCACGTTGGCCAAGTCGATCATTTACTTGTCCTCGGACGGTTCAGCCGGCTTGGTGTTTTTTGGCTTCGCTACACGAGGCTTGCCATTGGCGTCGAGTTCGACGGCGAGCCCCTTCCCGATTAACGTGTGGGCATATTCGTCATCTGGTTCCTCGAAAACCGCCCCGGCTTTCACTTTGTTCGAGTCGGCTCCCAACAGTTGCCCATTGCCGACAAAGCCCCACAGAATTTTGATTTTCATGCTGCCTCCTGATACGCAAAGGCCGGCGATGCGCCGGCCTTCGTGGGGTGGGTTACGGCGCGGTTGGGAACCGGCCTTTGACCAGCGCTTCCTTACGGCGTACACCGAGGCCCAAGCGCTCTTCGACCAGAAGGGCAACCTCGTTTCGGATGAACTGATCGTTGATCAAACCCATCTTGAACTGGAACGACATGCGGTCGAACAGGGTTGTCGAACGAGCGAAGTTGGCCACCAGGAATTCGCCACCAGTGTCTTCGTCGCCTTCGTCCATGCTGTCCGAGGTGATGACTGGACGCCCCCACAGGATTGGGGTGACCAGGCCCTGCAGGTTGGCGAACAGATAGCGATTCTCGCCATCCTTCTGCAGTTCGATGTTCATCCAGTCAAGTTCAGTCATGGTCACGCCATCGGCGGACATTTTCGACTGCTTGCGCACTTGGTAGATCGCACGCCGCACTAGGTCGATAGCGGTGTCACCTGCCTTGCTCAGGCGGGCGTCATAGCTCGTCGCCTGGGTCATCAAACCATTCAGGTTTTCGCCAGTACCGTCACCCTTGAGGATCTGCGCTTCCTCTTCGAGCTTCAGGTCGTAACGCAGAAGCTGCTGCAGATAGGCGAACATTTGCGGCACGTCGGACAGCACCTCGTCCGTGGCCGGCATCCAGACCGCGATCTTCTTCACGCGGTCGGTTTCGGTGGTGAAGGTCACGTTGCTGGTGGGCTTCAAGCCACCTTCCGCGACCGGCGCCGCACCTCGGGTGTGCACGTTTTCACGGAAGTAGGTGTAGTTTTGCCCGGTGACCGGAATTGTGGTCAGCAGGTCGCGGATGCGTAGCTCCTGGCGAATACCAGGCTGGATCACCGGATCGTAGGTAGGGGCGACAATGCCGGCACTGGAGACTTTCATTTCCTTCATGCTGGCCAGGTCGGACTTCGTCACTTCGATCTCGGCGGTGCTGACGCTCTTCTGCTGCAGGCCCTTGTAGTTTTCATGACCGTTGACGAGGTCGATGAAGCTCTTGCCCTCGCCTGGCAGCCCCCGCAGCTTGACCCCCTTTTGCTCCAGGTCCTGGACTTGGTCGATGACACGTTGCAGCTCGCCCTTCTGATTATCGATTTGGCTTTTCAGATCAGTGGTGACCTTGTTGCCTTTCTCGACTTCAGCAATGGCTGCGTCGTACTTCTTTTGAAGCCCTTCGAAGCCGCTTTTCAGCTGCAGCTCCAACGAGTCCTTCAGTTCCTTTACTTCGCTCATGGTGATACTCCGAAATGGTGTGTGAACAAGGTGGATATGTCTTTCAGCTCATCCACGATCACCGTGGCCTCACTGCCGCCGTCACGGCGTAGTGCGGAGTAGCCGAGCGAAGCGACTGCCGCCGCTTCCTTTTGCGAGAGGCCCATGCGTTCGCGCAGGGCGTTCTCGAAAAGCCTGATATCTGACTTGACGCTGAGTACTTGCGCCTTGGGGTTCATGCCGAACGGGACGAAGGAGGCTTCCCAAAGCTCGGCCTCCTTGATAATTCGAACACGTCGGCCGGCGCGCTCTTCGAATGCTTCGTTGATGGTGTTGAAGCCGATCGACATGCTGTCGAGAATTTCGGCCTTCATGAGCTCGTAGGCATCGCGTGCATAGCTCACGGCCAGATTGACCTTGCCCTTAACCAGCAGGCCGTGGTCGTCCTGGCTGTAATCAGCCACCCCAACCAGCCGAGTGAGGTCGTGATAGAGCGCCAGCTTCAGCTTGCCACCTCGAGTGGTTTTCACCCGGGTAAAGGCACCCGGCAAGATGACGTCATCGCCCAGGTCTACGTTGTTGAAAACCGCCGCGTAACCTTCGAAGTTGCCAGCGTCATCAACGGACTTGAGTTCAAACGGGACTTCAAGACTCGCCATTTTTTTCCATCTCCCATCGGGTAACCCGGTTGTATTCCTCGCCTTCCAGGGGAGGCAGGTTTTCCTTTTCGCGGACTTCGTTGATACCCATCCAGCCAGAACCGCCCGAACCACCCAAGGCGGCCTGATAATAGGAAGCGCGCCCTGCGCTATCCGCACGCAGCAGACCCTCGACGGCGAACTCAACGAAGCGAGAGGTGGACCGATAAATTTTGTCGTTCAGCTCGTCTTCGACGGCATCAATGAATGGCTTCAAACCGAAGGTGATATAGCCCGTAAGCTGCTGCTCGAGGTTCGAGCCCATAATCGAGGTCTTTCCGGCCCGGTTGGCCAACCACAGCGGTACGCCATAGATCCCCGCCAAAGCCTCCTCCTGAAACTGCTGGGACTCGATGAACTGGGCATCCTTCTGACTGATGCCGGCCGGAACGATCTTGGGGTTGCCCTGAAGGATGGCCATCTTGCCGATGTCGTCGACATCGCCTTTTCGCACGTCTGGAAATTTCTCCATCACCTGGACCTGCTGGGCCTTGGTGAGGAACTGCTCATAGATGACGTACCCGCCTGTGAATCCACCCTTACGCATGAAGCGTGCGGACCACTGCTGGCCAGCCTTGGCGAGTCCCATTGTTTCGGCCTGGTGTTCAATGGGTGAGAGGCCGACGATGCCGTCGTAACTGAACAGCTTGAAATGCAGCATGTTCTCTGGCGACACCGGGAATCCGTCACGGTCCTTAGGCGAAACCCAGTAAATCAGGTCCTCGTCGGAGTCGATGGTGACAATGTCCCCGTTCAGCGGTACCAACCCAATGGGTTCGCCATTCCGGTTGCGTTCGATCAATGCGAAAGCGTTGCCGCGTAACGCCATGTTCACGACCACGAACTTGAGAAAGTTCAACATGGTCATGAAGGGGTTTGGCTTGCGCAGCAGCTTCAGCGCCCGATCGCCACGGGGCACCAGGGCTCGGCCCTTATCCTTGTCCTCGTAAAGTTTCAGCGGCAGGCCGCTCAGCGACTCCGACAGGATCTTCACGCACGACCAAACCATGCTGATCGACAGCGCGGTCCTGGACGTGATGGTAACGCCGGCCTTGGTCTGCTTGCCGCCGACTTCAAGGTCAACTTCGACGTAGTCGCCCGTGTTCGGATCGTTGTAGCCAAAGAAGCGCCATGAGCGCGGGTTGTACCAGGTGAATGCCATGGTCAGCCTACTAGTCCGAAAAATCCGTTATTGAGGTAATCGTCCAGGCCACCTCGGGCCTCTGGATTGAGGGCCATCAGCGACACGGCGTTGAAGGTGGCCATGAGCGGGTCGATCTTTGCTGTGCCAGAGGCCTGCTTGGTAATCAGAAAGGCGTTGGCCGAAGGCACGCCCTTGGCGTTACCGCAGGCCCAGGCCATCAATGGTTGTCCGCAATGGAACAGCGAGCCATCAGCGAGCCGGCGTTCGGTGGTCTTGATTGCTCCGGTGAGCTTCCAGCCCTGCGAGATACCAACGATCTGCTCTTCGTCGATGCCGACATCCGCCAGGGCATCCAGCACGGCACCGATGCCGGCCGGATCGAGGCCGACCTTGTCCAGCAATCCAGACTCATTGATCCGCGCAACGATGGCGGCGAACTGATCGACGTCATCGCCGATCTTGTCCACGATGGTCAGGTCGCCAGTGGCCTGCAGGTCCAATAGGCGTGGAGCCTCGGACTTGCGCCGCTCCAGCACGGAAGGATGTGCCCAGGCGTGCGCCCAGTGCAGCCAAATGCGCGACTCGCGAACTCGACCGATCGCCGACAGACCGAGCAGGTCATCCAGACCACCGCCATCGCCGCCCACCACAATGACCTCGCATTGCTCGAGCAAGTCGTCCAGCCTCATGCCTTCCTTGGCTTGAGGCTCCCAGAACTCAGCGCCGACCCAGTTATCGGACATCAACGCCAGGCCAATCTCGATGTTGAGGTGCTTGGCCAGGAAGCCGCGCACCTCAGCCTCGCCGTCGATCTCCGCCTGCATAAACAGGCGCTCAAGCGTCGGCCGGTCGACCGAATAGTTGATGTTCGGGTTAACCAGGTGGAAGTTTTCAGGCTTGCGCGCGTCGCCGCTTTTGATCATCTCCGGCGAAAATTCGTAGATGATCGGCAGGAAACGGTTGTCATTGATCCGACCATCACGCACGCCACGGGCATAGTTCAGTTTGGAGCGAAAGACACCGGCCGGTGGTTCGTTCGATTGCGTCGTCAGCCAGATGATGAAGCCTTCCGGCCTGGACAGCAGACCGCCCGTTGCCTCGCGGATCATGTCCGCTGCTTTCGGGTTCTTGCCGAACAGCCAGGTTTCATCAATCAGAACGCCGACGGCCTTCTTACCGCCGACCACATCGCTGTCCGCAGCCACGACCTTCAGCGTGGCACCCGTTTCGCGATGGGTAATGAGCCGCAGGTGTGGCTGAACATGCAGGAGGGTTTTCAGCTCATCGTCGTTGTTGACCATATCCTTGGCCGGAACGAAGGCGTTATCGGCAATTTCCTTGGTCGGGGCCAAGATGATGAACTCAGCCGACAGCCGCCAGTTGCGTACCAAGGCGGTCAGCATGATCGCTGCCGCGATGGTCGACTTGCTGTTCTTCTTCGGGATACACAGCATGAACTCCCGAATCAGTCGCTCACCGGTTTCGCTGTTGTAGCTACCGAACACAGCACCGGCAAACGCCAGGACCCAAGGCGCACATGCAGACTCAATAGTTGGGCTACCAGGCGCATCGACAATCTTCAGGCCCTTGAATACTTCGAGGCTTTCTTCAGCCTCGGATGGAAACAGCGGCAGCGGGATGATGGACTCGCCCACAGAAAGCCGCCGCCACCAGTCCGGGCAGGCGGTAGTCCACTGCATAAGTCACCCCTTGACGATTGAAAGGGGCGGTTTGCCCTGTGCGTACCTGCCCTTCCCCGCCTGTTTCGCGGCGTCGGCAACAGCTTCTTTTTTTCCCTGATCGGCAACCTTGCCGTGGATGTAGGGCATCAGTGCCTTGGCTGCGTCAACCCGTAGCCTTGGCTCTACTTCCTGTTGATTCATGACGGCCTTGAGGAAGTCGCGAGGGTCGTCGAACTCGGCCAGATCCAAACCAGACTCGGGCGTCTCAACGTCACGAGGTGAGTTAACTTTTCCCGCGGCTTTAACTTCAGCCGGGGTAGCATTCTTCGCTCGTGTCTTGCGGGAGATAGCAGCGATGACATCAGGGTCCTTCGCGAGCCGGGAGCCCGCTTGCGGCGCGGTTTTCTCTGAATATCCTGCTGCAATTGCGGCATCTTTTTTTGAGGCGCCCGACTGCAAAGCGTCAGCAAACCGTCGCTTTTTGTCGGTTAAAGCCATGGTTAACTTTTCCTTGCTTGGGAAAAAATGTGTGCGTGGGGTCGAGGGCGGTCTAGTCCACGGCCGAAGCCAGGTTTTTCACCCCCCCCTGGCCTGCCCCTAGGAGCGCGTCAGGCCACGGTGGCGCGTCTCAACCCGCGAGCCCGGCCGCTTCCTCGGCCTGCTTGACCGAGTCGTGACACGTCTTACAGAGCGCTTGCCAGTTGTCCTCGTTCCAGAACAGATCCTGATCGCCTCGATGCGGAACCTTGTGGTCGACCACGCTGGATGCGGCAGTCAGACCATACCGTTCGCAGTAGATGCACAGCGGATGGTCACGCAGGTATCGCGCTCGCGCCTTCTGCCACTTGTAATCGTAGCCACGTTGCGAGCTGGTCATCCCGCTCCGCCAACTGCCTGGAGTCACGACTTTGACCCTGGAGCCCGAACTTTCTTTGATCCGAGAACCAAGCGTCTTTAGCCTGACCATCAGCTCGCCTGCTTGGCGGAACCGGCAAGTTTCTTCTGGACGATCACGCGAGCGATCATCACCAACAGGCCCAGCGCACCATAGGCAATCGGCGGCAGCACGGCTTGCAAGGACGGCATCAACTGTTCAGCCACGCCCAGCACTGCGATGGCACCGCCTGCCTGTACGCTGGTCATGCTCAGCGCTTGTTTCCAGTTTTCGATCAGACGCATGGTTACTCCTGCCGCTTTGGCAATTTGAAGTCTGTGAATCGGTCAGCAATATCGGCGATCTTCTTCACGCCCAAGAAGCCGGTCCAAATGCCTGCTGGTGTAGCCAGGCTGGAGGGCAATCCGAAGTACTCCAACACCGCGATCAAGCTGGTGGTTAACAGCATGCAAATCGTGGCTTCAAGCAACGCCTGCTGCCGAGTGCCGCCGCCGTAGATAATCCGCAGTGCAGCCATTACAGCCGAGGCCGCTGCTGCATAGATCGTCGGTGAGTGCTGGCTCAGCCAAGCGAGTGCAATCACCCAGGTGTCTGGCTTATCTGGCATCGAAGGCATCTCGGATTCCTCCCTCTCGGGGAGCTGAATAGGTCGGCCCCAACAGCACTCCCAGCTCGGAGCGATGGGCGTGGTGGAGCCGAAAACGAAAAAGCCCCGCACAATGGCGGGGCTTCGTAAGTAAAAACGTTCAAGGCTTTAGAATCGACACAACCAAGCTGATCACGGCCAACAAACCAACAGCGAGAGAAAGCTCCCATTGATTCAGAAATATGTACGGCTTGTCGAATATCTGCCGCGTATTTCTTGCATCAATGAAGCGCCAGAATCGCACTCGATAGCTTTCGAGGAAGGTGCTTCTATGGAGAACACTTTCTACTCGAATAAAAATTAAGTATTTCGCGACCAAGGTTCTAATAAAATCGCTTGTCAAAACATCAGTGTTGAAGCCAGAGAAAATGAGCACATCATTTTTCTTGATCAATGACTTACTAGTTTTTGGTGGGGCCAGAAAAATCTGGATAAGCGCAGTCTCGTAACCATAGTGGATTACTAAGCCTCCTCCACTCTCACGCATGTGATCGATGTGAACCGAGGTTCCATTCGTATACACAGTTCGCTGACCAGTAAGGCGAGCAATCTCGTAGATTGCGATGCTGTCCTGTCCCCAATGCGCCGGAAACGAGTCGCGCTGGTCGTTCATCTGCTGCTCATGATCGATGATTAGAAAGTCATCTGAAAGAGAAGTGAGCTCCTCGAAAACTGCGCGAGCCCTTTCTTTATGGAAAGGCCAGTTACGATCACATCGCTCCCTTTCTTTGGCAAATCGGGAACGCTTGGCACTCTCCCTTCTCCAAATCGACTTCAGTGTCACTGAAAACTCCAGCTTGTTGTCTGAACCACAGAAAACAAAAAAGCCCAACTTCAGAGTCGGGCTTTGCTCGCGGAAAAACCGCAAAGTAACGAGAAATCTATAGATCAGGCCCGGGCGTGTCAACACTCACCTGAGAACTATTTTTGCACTAGCGGATCATGGCGAAATATCCGGCCCTCCAGTTCGAGACGACGCTTCCTTGCGTTTTTTTTCCATATCGAGCCGCAGTGACTCAAGCTCCAACTTCTTCCTTTCTAAATCGAGATCGGCAAACTCTCCTTCGCGCCTCTCTTTGCGCCAAGCTATGCGGGTCGTGATCAGAAACCCGAAGAAGGACGCAATCGAAGTTGCGAGGGATGCGATGGACACAAGGTTCAATGCACTTATGCCATCCGAGGGTTGGTTATTACCGTGCGAAGGCGGTGCTGACTGGATCGACGGTGCAGCAAACTCCCAAACCTGACCCGCCAAAAAAACAAGAAGAGAAACGGCAAAGATGCCTGCGAACCACCATCTGTATTTTTTCGAATCCATGCTGGAATTGGACATCTAGCCCACCAACTAAAGTGAATTGATCGAGTCTTCAGATAATAGCTCAAAGACGTTAAGCAGCTTCGCGACGAATATCTAAAGCACCATCGATCCAGGCAATTCCGGCCTTCCACAGCTGCCGAGTTTTCTCTTCCCCGAAGCCGAGTTTCTTGCCGACATCGACCAGCGCCTTGTCGCGGGCGGTGTAGTACTTCATCAGCACGTTGCCGCACTCCGGGTACCGCTTGAGCAGTCGACCCATCAAACCATCGATCATCAGCGCGTCGTCGTCGGTGATCATCGGAGTGTGCAGCGTGTTCTCCCGGGACGCACAGCAGGACACGCCAGAGCCCAACACGACCCAGCGACCCCAATGCTCCAGCAGGTCTTCAGCAGTCCGCTCGGTGAAGTTCTTTGTTCTCGCCATGAATCAATCCCCCTTGAAAGACGAGCGGCCGGCGCCGCGACTGTTGTTCTGCTGGTACTGCGTGGCGGTGTCGTTCGCCGACGGTGCCAGGGTGGCGAGGTGACGCTCCCGACGCAGCAGCATGCCCAACTGCACCACCAGGTCTTCCACCGGCAGCGGTTCCAACGTCACCGCATGGACCTGGCCGGAGGCATGGCAACCAATGCAGTCGAGCTGATGAAACACGCCTTGGATGATCCCCTTGCCGGCACACGACGGGCAGTCGGTGAGCGGGATCAAGCAGCGCACAAAACCCGGACCATGGTTCTTCTTCATTTGCCGGCTCCCATGATCTTGGCATGAACGGCGCTCAGGTCGAGGAAGCCCGAATCGTTCCAGGACGGGATATCGATCTCACGGCCGGACGTCATGTGAAGTACCAGAGAACAGCTTCCGCCAGGCTTCAGAACCAACTGCATGGAACTGATATCGCTTGCCTGCACCGCCAACCTGCAGCGGGGATCGACCAAAATCATCATTTTTAAACCTCGCCCTTAACAAATTGCGGAAGTGACTCGCAGGCCGCGCTATTCAAGGCGTCTACGAGGTTTTGCGAATCTTCATATCTAGCGCCTGTCTGCTGATGGATCGCCTTGAAGCCGCGTTCATCTAACCAGTTGTGCCACTTCACCAAAGCCAACCGGCGCTGTTCTTTGGCCTGGGTGTTGATGTAGGTCGAGGCGATCTTTCCCAACGAGTGGTTCAGCAACATCTCGCCGATGTGGCCGTCGACGCCGAGGTCAGTCCAGGCAGTACGCGCCACTTTGCGCAGGTCGTGACTGGTCCAGGCGCCCTGCCCCAATCGGGTGAACACGGCACTGGCCTGGTTATCGCTCAATGCTTTCCCTCGGCGTGACGGGAACAGAAATGCACCTTCGTAACCGGTGGCTGTTTGGCGATCCCGGTACCGGCGCAACAATGCGCACACCTGGTCGGTCAGCGGCACCCGGAGCTCGGCTTTGCTCTTCGTGTGATCGGCCGGCAGGAACCACTCACGCTCGGCCAACGCGATATCGGCCCAACGTGCCTGTCGGGTTTCTCCGATGCGAGTGCCGTGGCAGAGCATCATCAGGGCCAGCATCGCGTCAGCTGGCGAACGGTCAAACTGCTCGGTCAGTTGCTCGACCAACTCGGGCAACTGAACATCGCGCAGACGTGCCGGCTTTGGCAGGATGCGGGCCGTCGTGAAGTTGATGAACTTGAGCTCGGCCATCGGGTTGACCGGGATCAGGTCCAATTTACGGGCCTGACGAAAGGCCACCGCGAGCAGTCGGTAGAGCTGCTGGACGTAGGACAGTGACAACTCTTCTTGTGCCGGCCACATCAGCAGCTGGTCTAGGGTCTGGGCATTCACGTCGCGAAGCAGCAAATCATCCAGACGCGGCTTGAGCTGGCAGCTGATTGCCGACTTGCCGGCCGAGCGCCGTTTGGTCGAGAGCGCACGCGAACGGGCCATGCGATCGGCAAACCAGTCCAGCAACTCGCCGACGGTCACCCAACCCGAAACGCTGGCAGCACCATCAGCCGCGACCCGCAGACGCACCGCCGGCAGGGCCGCAATGACTTGCTTGGTGGACAGTGCGGGAAAGGCGCCGATGCGGTGCCACTGCCGCTTGTTAAGCAGGTACCACGACCCGTGCGTGCGATTCTTCGCGAAGCGAAAGTGCAGCGCGGGATGACTGGCATCGCGCAGATCGCGCACATGCTCTAGCTTGGCGTTACGCAGAATTTCGGCGTCGGACAGCTTTACGGTCAAGGTCTTGATCAGGGCGCTCAATCCTTCATCTCCGCCAGGGCAAAACGATCCACCACCTCGAAGGTTGAGGGCCACATCAACGCGCCGTACCGCCTGGCCATGGCCTCGTCGGCAAACAAAGCCATTGCATGGTCCGGGGTACTTCCCAGCTCCCATTTGAATGAGCAGCAAAACACCGCGTAGCGGTAGTTCGATGACGCGGGTGCAGCGAGTCGCTGAATATCCATCAGAATTTTTCCTTTTGACGGTAACGGCTGGCCAGACTGGTGACTTTCTCCGGCTGCTCGACAGGCTCTGGCTTCCACCCCGCAGCAAGGTTTTCAAAACGGTTGTACTGCCCAAGGAAGGCTGTACGGACGGTGCCCTTTTCGATGTCGCGCCCCTTGCCGATGATGATTTCGGCAATGCCTTTGGCATCAGTGTTTTCGTGGTAGACCTCGTCGCGGTACACGAACAGGATCACGTCGGCGTCCTGCTCGATGGCCCCGGACTCCCGCAAATCGGAAGGGATAGGCCGCTTGTTCGGGCGCTCTTCGCATTTGCGCGAAAGCTGGCTCAGCAACACGACAGGAATGCCCAACTCCTTGGCGAGCAGCTTGCAACCCCGGCTGATGCTGCTGACCTCTTCGGTACGGTTACCGCCCTCGCCTTCCAGCAATTGCAGGTAATCGATCATCAGCAGGTCCAGGCCGTAACGCATCTTGTGGCGACGGGCCAGGGAGCGGATGCGACCAATCGACGAACCCGCTCGGTCAGCGATGTAAAGCGGTGCGCGCCGCAGGATCCCGGCCGCAGCAGAAAGCTCCGCGCCGTGGCTCTGGCACGCCGTGCCGTTTTTCACCAACGTGAGCGGGACACGCCCCTCGGATGCTATCGCCCGGTCGAGCAGCTGGCCTTTGTTCATCTCCAGGCTGATGACGAGCGCTGACTTGCACTGGCGCACCGCTGCGTCGATGACGAAGCCCATGGCGAGCGTGGTTTTGCCCATGGCGGGCCGGCCGGCAACGATGTACAGGTGATCCGGCTGCAAGCCGCCCAGTTTCTCGTCCAGGTCTTTCAGGCCGGTGGATAGGCCGATCAGCGTTTCACCACGGGCATGGCGATCGTGGCGCTCCTGCCAAACCTCCAGTTGATCGGCCAGCACGTCACCCACTTTGACGATGTCGTCATCACCCGCACCGCAATCAATCGCCATGGCAGCGGCTTGGACGGCGGCGATTTTCGCCTGCACGTCCTGATCGCTGTGCGCGATATCCATGGCCTGGGTGCCAAGCTCAAACAGGGAACGTTCGATAGCCCTTTCACGCACGATGCCCGCATAGGTCTTCGCACTGGCAACACTGGGCGTACCGTGGACGATCTCGGCGCAGTAGGCGAAAGCTGGCGAGCCATCAGCCAAATTGCCAACGTGATTACCCACGGTGAGAAAGTCGACAGACTTACCCGCATCGCGAACCGCGAGAATCCCCCGATACACCTCGGCGTTTGCTGGAAAGTAAAACGATTCGGGGGACAGGTCGTCGCTCAGGGAGTCGATCAGTTCAGGACGCTGCATCATCGCGCCCAGCAGGCCGTGCTCGGCCTCGATGCTGTAGGGCTCACGCACTGTAATTGCCCTCCACAACCTTGACGAAGTTGCTCGGGGCGATCAGCCAGTCGAAGCTGGCCCGGAAAGGTGCGCCGCCGTTTTTACCCGAAGCACGGCCCATCAGGAAATCGGACTGGGCGACCGTGGCGAAGTACTCCGTCCAGAACTCAAGATTCTGGTGAACGTCGCTCTGGTTCCAGCGTGCACGGATTTGCTTTTTGCGTGCCTCGGAGACGAGAACTACGGTCGGTAGAGCTGGTGTGAGCAGTCGGTTGAACAAATCAACGATGTCCTGAACCGGGCAAGACGGCGAGCGCGGAACGCGATTGCCACCCTGTGACGGTTCAATTGACGGTTCCCTTACGGTTCTGGGGGCATCTGGTGCCGGGGTGTCCGGCATATCCTGCCGGGGTGATGGGGCATCTGGTGCCGGGGGGCATTTGCTGCCGGGGGCATATCCTGCCGGGGTGATTGAATACCAGGTCGAACGGCCAAAACGTTGGTTACTCGCCAACACGCCCGCCTCCTCCAGCCAACGCAAGGCGTTGCGAACCGCACGCTCAGACAGGCAAGTGCGCACTCCAATTGTCGCAATGGAAGGCCAGCAAACGCCCTCGTCATTGGCGTTGTCGGCCAAAGAGATCAGGACTGCCTTCTGAGCCGGGCTCATGCCGAGCAGTGGCCAGCACGCGCTCATGATGACGGTGCTCATACGGAAACATCCTGGACAGAAACCGGCGATGCCTTGAGGTGACCAAGGCGTTTTTCCGGCGAGTTGCCACTTTTAGATTTCATCGTCCTTCTGCCTCCATGTCCTATGCGCTGTATAAATGAACAGCTATGCACGGTGTACTGCTTCAAAATGCAAATTCCCGAATAATTGGTTCAACGAAACGGGAATCGATGCACGCTCAAGCCCCAGAAAGCTCTGGCCAGATTTGTTGCCAGTCATCGGGTCGAAGGTCCTTTCTGGTTACCTTTCCCCCTGTAGCTGACTCAGTGCGAGCAGCTATTTCGGCTGAAGCGGTCTTATGGCCGTAGGCGATCAGGCGCAAATAGGCGCGACTAGTCCCAGTACTGAGGACGTCCGCGTCACTTGCAGTTTTCAGCCACACGAGAAGTTGTGGTTTTTTGGTCCGCATGCGGGCCCTCCTTGTAGACGTAGAAAGTATTACCTCTAGGTAATCTCAAAGCAATACCCACAGGGAATTTACCTATTGGTAACCGTGATGGATGATTTGCGGATGGAAATTTCAGATATTCGCCGCGAAAATTTGCGGGCACTCATGAAGCAGCGCTTTGACGGAAAGCAGGCCAGGTTGGCCGATGCTTTGGGAAAGAGTGCCAACTACATATCCCGCTGCCTCTCGACTGCGCCATCCTCAGCCGGTAGCAAAAACATCGGGGAAGACTTCGCTCGGGACATTGAGACGAAGCTCAACCTAGAGCGTTATCAGCTTGACCGTCAGGGCATGCAACCTGCGGAGAAAGTTGAGAGCAACGCCGAATACCTGGGCCAATTCTCGGTTTGGGACGATGACACACCGCTGGATGATGATGAGGTGTACGTGCCGTTCCTCAAGGAAGTAGAACTATCCGCAGGTAGCGGAAAGACCGTGGTAGAGCCATCGCATAAGCAAAAGCTGCGTTTTGGCAAGCAAACACTTCGTAGACAGAACGTGCAGCCGAGCGAAGCGGTATGTGTTTCCGTGGCCGGAAACAGCATGGAGCCGGTGCTGCCTCATGGAAGTACTGTTGGCGTTGACCAGGGTTGCACATCGATAACTGATGGAAAAATGTACGCCTTGAATCACGGAGGCCAACTCAGGGTGAAGACCCTGTACCGCGCACCTGGCGGCGGCATCAGAATGCGCAGCTACAACAGAGACGAGCATCCGGACGAAGAATACAGCGCAGAGGAAATGCTAAAAAAAGACATCATCGTGATCGGTAAGGTCTTCTGGTACTCAGTTCTTCTCTAATCGCTATCAAGCCACTCAAAAAACCCGCCTTTCCAGCGGGTTTTTTTTCGCCCGCGAGAAAAATAATTACCTACAGGTATTGACCAATAATGTTACCCATGGGTAATGTTGCATCATTGCCGGATAACAACCGGCCATATGAAAGGCAGCGATGAACCAGCCTCAATGGTTCAGAGGGTTGGCAACTGACCCAGGTGTGCAGCGTAAAGCACCGCAAACAGTTATCCGGCGGACTGAGTCGCGGTCGGACGAACAACTTGATTGAGCCCGTACCGCGCCAGCAGCGCCGAAGGGACACAGAGTTTTTCACTGATGCACCTGCTTACCCGGGTGCATTGGGAAAACAACCGGGAGTCAACGCGATGGAAACAGAAATCGTAAATGGCACATGGAAGGGTCACCTCGGTCGTGGCCTGGCGCCGCGAGAGCTTCAGTTCCTTCTGTGGGTAGCCCTCGGGCTGACCGCCAAGGAAATCGCGCGAGAGGTCGGCATTTCACCGGCCACCGTCGCGAAACGCCTCACCAATGCAATGTTCAAGCTCGGCGTCACCCGCCGCGCCGCATTGGTAGCCGAGGCGATGCGCCGGCAAATCATTTCCCCGATGTGCTTCGTGCTGGCAGCGCTGATCGCCATGCACGCAATGCTTGATGGCGATTCCATGCGACGTGATCGCCGAGTCCCTGAACGTCGAATCGCCCAGGTACGGACGGCGAAACGCGCCGAGGCCTACGACCTCCATGCATAGGTGGTGTAAGCACATCGGAAACATTTTGCACCTAACCGGAAAAGTTTTTCCTGTCGAATGAACTGAGGAAAGGACATGAACCCGACAATCCAACTGAGCCGAGCCATCCTTGACGGACTGCGTCAACGCGCCACCCTGGCCACCGCCGAGTTCTACCAAAAGGCAGGGATTACAGCCGCCGTGGCTTCGCCGCGCTTCACCGTAGTGCCACACGGTAACAATCTGTTTGGCGTAGTTGATCGCCAGACCGGTACCGAGCGTGCCGAAATCGCCGGACACCTCAATGCCTGCCGGTCGGCTGAGGATTTCGAAAGCGCGGCTCGCGCTACCAAAACTACGCAGCGCACCGTCGCTTACGTGGCGCGCTTGATGACCCGTTGGGCATTCGTGTCCGCCGTCATGCTCGCCGGATTCGCCTTCATGGGAGTCTCACGATGAACACCGGTCCTCTGCCAGACCCGCGCACCGCGGTACTGACCGAAATCGAACGCAAAATCGCCGAGTTCTTCGGTGCCGGTGGGAAGGCTGAAGCCGCAGCGGCCTTCAGGCCTGAGCCCCGCCCTTCCCGCTCCAACAAGATCGACCCGGACACCGTACTGAAACGCCGGCGGCCTTCCCCATCCCACGCCGAACGGATCGCACTGCGACGAATCACGGAGGCGCTATGAGCAAGCGCAAGCCGAACAATGGCTTCGCCCGTGCCGAACGAAACTGCCGGGCGTTGCTCAGGACCAATCACGTCGCCGTCGTGAACATTGACCCCAGCGGCGCGCAGATCATGGCCAACTGGAAGAGCTGCCGGCAGATCCGAAGCCTGGCCATCGCAAACGCGCTGTTCGACTTCTCCTACCGCTGGACGATCTACCTCAGCGCCATGTGCCGCGATGATCGCGGCGTCGAGTACGTCAAGTCGGTAGAGATCTCGCCCGAGGGCATCTACAAGGTCGAGCGCCTGACAGATGCCATCGAGCATTACTACCTGGAGCTGCGAGACAGCTGCAACCCGAACCACCTGGTGGCGTCGGGCTGGATCGCCGTTCCTGCCGAGGTATCGCTCGACGAGGCACAGGCCGCGAAGCTGTTCTACGCCGCCGGCGCCTGGCACCAAGTGAAGGTCGCCGCGTGAAACGAATCAATACCCAGGTGCGCCAGCGCCTTCGCCAGTCGCAATTCAACCTTCCCCCCAGCGGCCTCTTGGCCATCCCGGAGAAACAGCCATGCCAACCCCAACCGACACCGCCGAGTTTCTCGAAGAACTGAACGGCGGCGCATTTGCCAGCCAGATCGGCCACGCCCTTTCCGAAGTTGCCGCCGGGGTTGTTGACCATGGCAAGACCGGCAAGCTGGTGATCACCCTGGACTTCAGCCAGATCGGCGAGTCCAGCCAAGTGAAGATCAAGCACAAGCTCGACTACAAGGTGCCGACTAAGCGCGGTACCCGCAGCGAGAACACCAGCCTGGATACGCCGATGCACGTTGGTACCGGCGGCAAGATCACCCTCTTCGCGGAGAAACACGACCAGCTTTTCAGCCGCGAACAAGCTCCCATCACCCCTCGCACCTAACCGCTTAACCACCAAGGACCTAAACAATGTCTCTGACCAAAGAAGCGATCCAGCTCATCACCGACACTGCGCTCGAAGCGAGCGGCAAGCCGCTGGACACCCTGACGCCGACAGTGGTTCTGCCGGAAGGTTGCCAGGTTGTCAGCCTGGAAAAATGGCAGTCCGGTCGCAGCCGCTTCCGCGGCATTTACTCCACCCATTCGCTGGCCGACTTCAGCACCTACGTCGCTGATCGGGCGATCGCCACCGCCAAGGGCTTCATCGACCAGGACGAAATGACCTGCACCCTGCTGTTCAATCTGGGTGACGATTCCGAGCCAGGCCATGCCGACGACCGCGCTGTGCTGAAGCTGAAGGCATCAGCAGGCTACAAAGCCGCGCAGTCCATCGGCGGACGGGCCATGACGCAGAAGGATCTGAGCGACTGGATCGAAGACTGGCACCAGTACCTGACGCCGGTGGATGACGAAGGCAAAGCGATTCCCGTTGCAAAGGCCATCGCGGCGGTGCGAACCATCACAGTCAAAGCATCCAGCGAATCTGAAACCACCGTCGGCGATACCAGCGCCAGCCGTAGCGCCATGGATCAGATTGAGGCTCGCAGCAAAGAAACGCTGCCGGCGGCCCTGTTGTTCAGCACCATCCCTTACGAGGGTTTGACCGAGCAGCAGATCAATCTGCGCATTTCGGTGATCACCAGCGGCGCAGTGCCGGCGTTGAAGCTGCGCTGGGTTGGTGAAGAGGTACAGCGCGAAGACATAGCGCAGGAGTTCAAGACAGTGCTGCAGGACAAGATTGGCACCAACGCATCGCTTTCCCTCGGTGCGTTCGATCCGAAGTAATTAATCAGGCCGGGCGACCGGCTTGTTCTACCGCGAGTATCCCACTGCCAATCGGCGAAGTTATTCGCGTCAAACTGGTCTTACCTTGGAGTTCCACCCCAAGAAAGATCCGTTGAGTTTGTTAAATGTCATACGGTCGGATCGTGACGTTTCTTTAAAAATGGTCTTCGCCATAATGGGCAATTAATTTTGTCAGCCTCATATAGAAGCGCGCTATGTACGGCCATGGCACACGGACCTAGTTCACTTGCTTTTTTTAGAATGTCATCGAATCTAGATACTGATGTTTTTCCATTCAACAACAGATCAACCTGAGTTCTAATGTGTAGCGCATTGACGGCTTGGTACACTGAAAAAAAATTCTGATAGGCAGGAACAACACTAGGAAAATAAATATTAATGAGCGATGAATACCTGTCAAAAGGCAGCTGACTTTCAGTATTCTTTGCGCTATCCGGAACATCTGAATCAATAGACTGATCCTGTTCTAACTTCTGGACATCGTCGACGCAAGCGTTGGCTCTAACATGCACTAGACGCATATCTTTAGACAACTCTGTATACAACGACTCAAGTTTACCCCGAAGCACTTCTCTCTCTGCCCGTCGAGCACCTAAAACATATGTGATCACGCCCGACGATATCAACCCGCCCAGCGCTGCTGTTAAAACAGAGCTAAACCCACTAATCAAATCCACCACACTCCCCCTTACTAGCCCCATGCCGGGCAGAACACAAATACACCACTTCAACGAATCACGCCAATCGGTGCCAGGCTCACCAAACTTCGGGCGTCGGCTTCATTGAGAATAATGTAGATTTAGCCTTTTGCGATTTGCATTTTTTTGAGGGAATCAAGTGCTGCATCTAGGCCTGCGAGCGTAATTTCACCCGTAGTCCCCCCGGAAGAGACGAGATACAGCATCTGAGCCGAAGATTCGACGGCAATCCTAGCATCATAGAGATGTACATAGATTTCTGAATCCACCCCATGAATCGACATGGCTTCTTTCAGGTGCTCCTCAGATTTTTGGAGATCAGATTTGATAGCGGCAACAAGTTCCCGCGACGGGCCTATTTCTTTCATCCCTTCAAATCCGGCTACGACTCGCTTTTTTGCATCTGTTACAGCGGTTATAGCACGGACAAGAGCGCCGAGCCTTGCTTCTCTGTCGGCATTTCGCCTGAATCTCGAATCCCTATTCGCGATCCAAATTGCTGCCAGTATTGCCAAAATTGATCCCACCGCTTGCACCCATGATGCCAGTCCTGGGTGACTTTCGATCCAGCAAGAAACTGTTTCCCAACTCACAACCCACCCCCATTTAAAACCCGTGACTATACCGGCGAGGATCCCCTATGCAATCAGCAATCGACTTGTTCTCCGGCTTCGGCGGGTGGACTAAGGGCGGCCGCAACGCAGGCCTCAATGTTCTCTGGGCTGCAAACCATTGGCCCGAGGCAGTTGAGTGGCACACCCGCAACAACCCGGACACCATTCACGCGTGCCAGGACCTCCACCAGGCTGACTGGTCGCAAGTGCCGAAACATGACGTGATGCTGGCATCCCCATGCTGCCAAGGGCACACGAAGGCCCGCGGCCTGGCGCAAGCTGACCCAAAACGGGATAACTCACGATCGACAGCTTGGGCCCCAGTGGGGAACGCCGAAGTGAATCGGCCTGAGTTCGCCGTGATCGAGAACGTTCCGGAGTTCATGGACTGGGTTCTATACCCAGCGTGGGCAGACGCGATGCAGCGCTTGGGTTACGCATTGGCCCCGCACATAGTGGATTGCGCTGACCTTGGCGTCCCGCAGCACCGAGTACGCCTGTTCATGGTCTGCTCGCGCAGCAGGGCACCGCTGCACTTGCAATTGCCCCGCTTCCAACACGTGCCAGCCCGCGAGATTATCGATTTCGACGCCGGTAAGTGGTCGCCGATCAACAAACCAGGCCGCGCCGCGTCAACGATGACCCGTGTGAAGAATGGTCGCGAACGCTTCGGCGAACGCTTCGTCATGCCCTATTACGGCTCAGGATCTGGACTAACCGGGCGCAGCCTTGACCGCCCGATCGGCACTATCACCACTCTGGACCGTTGGGCAGTGGTCGACGGCGACATGATGCGCATGATCACTGCCAACGAGGCGATGGCCGCTCAATCTTTTCCTGCCAATACCCTTCGGCCGGACAATCACCGCCTGACAATGCACATGACCGGGAACGCGGTTCCGCCGTTAGCCGGGCAGCGGATAATTGAGGCTTTAATACGAGCGGCGTAAATCTGACCTAACTTATTTGCGAAATCCCGCACGCAAGCTCTTAACAAGATCATGTAAATACTCAATGCGAAAACTGCACTCCTTTTCAGCAATAGCGTACTGCTGCCGTATAGAAGCCTCATCGATTTCTTCCTCTCGAAACATTAAATCTAACATCTCATCTTTAAAACCGACTACCAAACCATACAGTTCAATTTGCAGGATCACAAGCTCACGAAATTTTGAATCATCAATAAAGAACTCGCATTCATCGATTGCAGCTAAACATTCAGACTCTGCTAAATTCCATGCTTCCCGAGCACCTTTCAGAGCCTCATTTAGAAAAAGTGACTCCGGGGCTCTTCTTCTCGCACTGTGCACGCCATGCATCATGGAGTAGCGCATAAATCTCGGAGCGACTCCTAGGCTATCAACGGCAGCTTTAAGCCTTGCAAGGGCTTCAAATTTTTTACCGTGCCTGAACTCTGATTTCCACAAGGTAAGAGCATATACGGCCACTCCTGCAGCAATTATCGTTGCAATAGCTGCGGTTGTATCCAAAATGCTTTTTACTGTTTCGCTTGCACCACTTTGAAAGTTTATCGAAACACCGAGTGTAACTCCGAAGATGACCAACAAAACACAACCAGAAACTATCACTCGATCCATACACAGCTCCCTACGTCGGGACACGAATATACTCGCAGAGGTATCACATGCCCACAGAAAACAAACCTGCAGCACCAGTCACAGCGGCTGAAGAACTCGACGCGGTGTTGTACTGGCGAGACAAGCATACCCAGGCGATCCGTGAGCATGACGCCCTGCAACTGCGCCTGAACGCAGCGGATCAGCGGATTGATGAACTGACCTCGCAGCAAGCCGAAAGCCGCGTAATCACCCTGTCGGGCTGCGAGTTCAGCGAACACGAACTTATCCGTACAGCCGTTCGAATGGTGACCGGCACCAGCCGGCGCGGCACGCAGCGCTGGGTAGTGATGAAGGACGCTTTCTGCTGTGGATCCGGCGTCGCGCATGCGCTCTGCCGGCGGTTCGGATTCGATCCCGACGAAATGGTGAAGCCGTGAGCAGCCCCGGGCTTTGGATGATCAACGTCCGGATGCGGCGAGTCGAGGAAATCAGATTGCACCAACGCGCCGATCAGAATCGCCGCTTAGGGCCGAAGTGCTACCAAGGCCCAGGCCGGACCTACATGCTCCATGAAAGTCAGGTTCACACCTCGCGCGTTTCGGCACTGGCCGCTTTGAATCGCAGCCTGAAAGCCATCTACGAGGAGCGAAACTTGAAGCAGCAGAAGCTGTTCGCCGAGGTAGCGGCGATCGCTTCTGAGCTGGAGCATGAGCAAAAGTGAACGCCAGCCGCATAGGAGTACATCTATACTCCGCCCGCAACTCTACTCCCTCCCCCTTCAAAGTCAGCCGCCCTGGCTGTCAAGGGGTGGTCGCATTCGCGTCACCACTCGGGCGCTCCAATTTACCTGGCACAATCTGTATCGGGGTTCTGCCCTCAAGCACTCCAGTCGCGGCTGTAACAAGATTATCCATTCGAACTTCGTTTTGAACATGTGCGTTTGGCGAGTACCAGCTCTTCTTCAATTGGACCCGATCAAACTGATAACCAAGCGACCGCCCCATCGCAAAAAGAAGGTTCACAAACAGCTCATCGCGCTGAACCCAAAGTGCCTCCATACTCAAATTCAGGTTGGAAGAATCGCTTAGATGATCGTGATATTCCTTCCATGCATTGAGAACGGATTGATCACGGCTTGAGGTCCACCTCCTTCCCAATCGAACAGAGCCGTAAAAAGACAGGTCAATCATGTTCAGCCCCCGAACATGATCGGCGGAAAGACGTGCGCCGCGCGTCGCCATCAACGTATGGAATACCTGAAGTTTCCTAGCTCTGCTCTCTCTGGATCTTTCGATCCACTTCTGTGCTTGCACCGCAAGTATTGGCCCCAGCAACGTGGCGGTAACAATCATCCAATCCGAAATGGTCAGTTCTAGGCCGGCCATATCCCCACCCCAAATTTTCTCTATTTTCATGGAGCGTAGCATGGTGAAAGAACTCCCAATCTTAATTAAGCGCCCAGCCTAACCCCTACCCCACACAAGAGCCTGCCGGTGTAGGCGGGCGAGGATTTCGCATGTCCGGAATAGAACGAATCATCGAAGCCTTGACCGCACCGCCTCCGCCGGCTGCCGAGGTCATTACCCTCGACCGAAACAGTGTCGAGCGGGCGCTGATCTTGCTGGAAAGCCATCCAGATATTGCCCAGGGTGGCCCCTCACTCTGTCAGGAGGTCTGCGTTTTCCGACAGGTACTGGCGGAGCCGAAGGTTGAGCTTTGGGCAATCCATAGCGTCGGCCCGGGTGAAGAGTACCCCTGCCTTAATAAGGAAGATGCCGAACAGAGAGCACATGAGCTGCGCGATATGGGCGAGCGTATAAAGCAGGAACGGATCGCTCAAGGTGAAAGCGTTGAACACTGGCATGACTGGGTAACGAACGTTATCCCCTCACCTTGGGAGCCTGCCGAACACTTCGAAATCATGGCTTATGAATTGGCGGAAGACGCCGACCAGATCCGCCTGGCGCTGAAGAAACTAGAGAACCAACGGGAAAAGCTTGTCTCGGCCCTTGAGTTCGCCATTGAGCGTTGGACTCTGCTGGCAAACGAGTTCAAGTACACAACCCCCGAGCATGAACGCGAACTCGCCGAGATATCGAAAGCCCGGGCCGCGATCGCAAAAGCCACCGAATAACCACCCACTGTCGCCACGCGCGGCATGGAGCACCCAATGAAAAAAGAACTGATCAAGATCAGCGAGTTTCAACGCCGGCGCTGGGGCAGAGGCGGCACTCCGCTCTGCTCGCAGGCAATCCGCAACCACATACGCAACGGCCAGGTGCCGGGCGAGCAGATCGGCAAACTCTGGTACGTTGACTGGAACGCATTCAGCCGCTCGAATGGCAACGACCTGGTCGCAATGGTATTGAAAGGAGCCGCATGATGGTGCCACGGCCGCGCAACCCTGCGAACAAGGGACTTCCGCAGAATCTGTACTTCGACGCGCGGCGCTCGACCTATCGCTACCGGCGGCCAACCGACGGGAAGTGGTTTCCGTTCGGCGCCGACCGCCTCAAAGCCATTGATGCCGCGAGACAGCTGAATCTTGAATTCATGCGTGGCGCCGACCTGGTTGGCTCTGTGATGGGCAACACATCAGACCTGTTCACCGGTTTTCTCGACACTTACGAGCGCGACGTCCTTCCGCCGCGGGAGTTGGCCAAGGGCACCTTGGGCTTGTATGCGGTGCACTTCCGGCGCTTTCGGAAGCACTTCGAAGGCAAGGCCGTGGACCAGATCACGATCCGCATGATCGCGGAGATGCTGGACGCCCTCACCCCGCGCACGGCGAACCAGTGCCGCGCCCTACTGATCGACATATTCAACCATGCCGCAGCGAAGGGGTTGTGCCCAGACAACCCGGCTGCCAGCACCATTAACCGGATCGAGAAGAAGCAGCGCAAGCGGCACACCATCGAGGGCTTGAAAGCTATTCGGGAGAAGTCGCCGGCCTGGCTGCAGAACGCTATCGATCTGGCCCTGATCACCGCGCAGCGCCGCACAGATATCCTCAACATGCGATTCGATGGGGTTCGGGAGGGATTTCTGTATGTGGTGCAGCAGAAGACGGCCAAGGCCAGTGATGCGGCGTGGATACGGTTCAAAGTGACCGATGAACTCCAGACCGTGATTAGCCGGTGCCGGGATGACATCGTCTCCCCGTACCTGGTCCACCGCCGGCCTGACCGCAAAAAACAGAAACAGGCGCAGACGAAGGATCATTGGACGCAGGTTGAAGAGCGATATTTGACACGGGCCTTCAAAGAGGCTCGGGAGGCGGCGGATTGTTACAAGGGATGGAAGGAAGAAGAAATGCCGGGCTTCCACGAAGTGCGAGCATTGTCGCTGCACCTGTATCAGAAAGCCGGAAAGGACGGGCAGAAGATCGCCGGACATGCCAGCGAGAGCATGACCAAAAACTACCAGCGGGACCACGCAGAAGTCATCTGGTCCGAGGCAATTCCGGATCTGAATATCAGCGAAATCACCGGGTAGTTTTGCGCCAGTTTTGCGCGGGTTTTGCGCAGGCACAAAAAAGCCGATCTAGTTGATCGGCTTAAGTGTCTGATTTTGCTCAGGAATAATGGTCGGGACGGAGTGATTCGAACACTCGACCCCTAGCACCCCATGCTTGCAGGGGCGCTGAAATGCTTTAAAGAACAACCTTCTACGTGGGCGCCCACTGCAATCGATGCTCAACGTGGTTCAGCTTTGTTTCACGTTTCCCCGCAAAAGTCCCTACAGGCTTTCGTCGAGAAAGTCCCTGCCCTGCGGCGTTCTGCCGAAATTCAAACATCCCTGCACCACCACGACTGCGCATACAGGCAGCCGTCGATTTCCTCAAGGCCGCTCAGCGTGAAAGCGTTGGTTGCCATGCCTGAAACTCGGGCATCCAGCAGCGGCGGGATAGGGACCGCGTCGAGCGGCATTCCCTGCGGCCGAAGCCGGGCAATGTCGCTGGTTCGGTTCAAAAGTTCGCACATCTCGTTTCTGATGTTGATGTCGGCGCGGATGCCTGGCGTCTGCTTGATCGCTTTCCAGTCCCTGGCAACACCCTTGTCTCTCATGCGCGTAATGGTGAAATACATGTCCCGCTCGATACTGGATAAATAAACAGTATCGTAATCCATATGCAGCCGATCAATGAAGCGCTGACGAACGGATCAGTCCATCATATGCCTGCTCGCAGGTCACTCCCCGGGCCCTGGCCTGGTCAGCAATTGCAGCCAGATCGCCCGCTCGCTGATCAGCGCGCTTGAGCACGTCGGCGAGCACTGCGGCGGCGCGGGTAGCTGCCTTGCTTGCGTCGGCAGTGCAGGAATTACCGCTGGCTTCACTGGCTGCGAGCCGAGCGGCAAGGTTGTCTGCTGCCCCGCGCAGGCCGTCAGCAGAAGCGCGAGCGGTAGCTGCATCAGCCGTCGCTTGATCGATGTTGCGTTGCCCATCCTGTACCGCCTTGTTGATTGATTGTTGGTAGGCCTGCTCTTTTGCCCGCTCCGCCGTCTCGCGCGCGGCGAGTGCCTTGGCGTCCAGGGTGTTGCGGTCGTTCCATTGGGCCTGCCAACTCTTATCCGTGACCGTCACGCCGTGTTGATAGGCGGCAAACAGCGCGCCAAGCACCAACGCGATCGCGACTATATAAGGAAGGGCTCGCAGCCAGATCGAGGTCATGCCAATACCTCAGTGGCTTTCTTCCACAGAACCAGCCTGTCAGCCTGTCCATTGAGCCCGCCGTTGATACGTCGGGTGATCCGTTCGAAATCGCCGGCATCGGCCAGGGTGTTGAGCCCCTTCGTCGCCCAGAACCAAGCGGCCGACAAACAGGCGTATTGCGGCTGCTCCAGCAGCTCAGGCTGTTTGACCAGGTCCACGCCCAGCGCCTCGCCGCACGCGGCGTAGTTCGCCCGGCCCGTCACCTGGATCAGGCCGCGACCGCGATACTTGAACCCATCGCCGATTACTGTGTTGCCCAGGTCCGCACGCCCCTCGTACTTCGTCTGGGCCGGGGTCGGCCCCCAGATCTCACGGACGTAGCGCAACTGACCGGACTCATGGCCGATCTGTGCAATGAACGCGGCAACGCGCTTGCTGCCGACGATCTGGTGCCGCTGCATTGCCGTGTTGAGGAAAGGAACAAAAACGCCGGCTTTGGCGCCGGCGTTCGGGAGAATCTGAAGCAGCTGCTGCGCATTGATGGGCATACGGTTCTCCGTTTTGTTAAATCCGAATTGCTGTAGAATCCCGCGAAAATAAGGAGGGCATGATGCCGACAGCATTAAACCGAATCGAAGCTATTCCGGCTCTTACTGGCCTACGCTTCTTCGCGGCATTGATGGTTTTCTTTTCGCACTATCCAATTGCCGGCGTTAATGACAGCTTCAGCATATTTTTTGCATCAGGCTACTCTGGGGTTACTTTCTTTTTCGTTCTGTCTGGCTTCATCATTGCTTATAACTACTCAAATAGATTTGAAATCAGCCCAGTAGCCGAAACTCCGAAATATTTATGGGCGAGATTTAGCAGGGTATACCCAGTATATTTTATAACAATGGCTTTCGTTTGGTTTCTACAAGGTGCCGACGGCCCAATCCTTATTTACTTGTTCGCATTACAGGCTTGGCACCCAGACATACCAGTGATCGGCGGTCTTAATAGCCCTGCGTGGAGCATAAGTGTAGAGTTTTTCCTTTATATTTCATTTCCATTTATCATGGTTTTTTTTACAAAAATAGGGATTATGAAATCTAAATTCAGAATAATTGGCCTTGCGATACTGTTTGTGATTGTTCAATTTTCTCTTGCAGCCTACCTGTCATTACCGCCGCGGAATGATCTTGCGATTTCCAATCCAGACTCTGCACACCGTTGGCTTTATAATTTTCCATTGTTCCGAGTATTTGACTTTGGCCTCGGCGTGCTTGCTGCCATATTTTTTTGCAGGCACGCGAAGTCTGGCGATAAAAAACCAGTATGGCGGTTGATATCACTAGTAAGCATCGCTGCCGTTTTTTTGATAATGACCTCAAAGGATCTCTTCTACTCTGCTTATAGTTGGGACGCTGCCTACGCCTTGGTTTTCGCCTTACTTATTTTTTCGTTGGCTATGGATCAGAAAAGCCTGATGAGCCTTGCGCTCTCCAACAAAAAGATAGTGTTCCTGGGAGAATCTTCGTTCGCTTTCTATATGATCCATCTTATCGCACGGCCGATATTCGACAGCAAAGTAACCGGCTCACTTTTAACGAACATAGCATTTGAATTGTTTTTTCTTGGGTTGATAATAACGATGTCGATTGGATTACATCTGGCCGTAGAAAAGCCCTGCCGTGATTACCTGAACGGAATAATTCGAATCGGCAGAACTCAGAAGGCAAAAACTGTGGCGGAATGAAGATACTGCTATTCCATCAAGTGGGTGGTACAGGCCATGCCGGCGACTCTTCGGTGATATCAACGACCTGAAGATCTCGGTAATACATCTGCCATTCCTTGGCTTTCAACGTCTCTTCATCCGTAGCGTTTCCAAGGTTCAAAGCCAAAAAATAAGGCGTCATGGACTGCGAAGCCTGCATGCTAAGTTGCTGCAGGAATGCCGAATTTATTGCTGTGTAGTCAATCACTGGTGTTGCCGGACCGGCGAACAAGCCGTCGTTATACGTCCAACCTGGCTGCGGCATGGGATCCATGCCTGTTATGTCGACCATGGTCGCGACGATTTCAGCCGGGAACCTTACTTCAATTGGTCGCTCAGTCCCTATCCGGCTTGGCTCACCCTCTTCCCAGTCCGGGGCCTCAGTATCATATGGGTCCGCTGGAGCGATGAACTCCACGTACACACCATTATCAATCCGCGCGTAAATTTTAAACATTATGCGTACTCCCGAATAATTACTAAGCCACCTTTTCCAGCACCGCCAAAACTATTCGTGGCCACTGAGGCACCATTAGCCGCTCCAGAACCACCAGCGCCATAACTTACAGCTGCGTTCCCTGGGCTGCCTGTGGTTGGCGGACCGCCTGTAGGTGGGCCACCATCACCGAATAGAGAAGCCCCGCCCTTTCCGCTAATAGGAGCAGTGGCATAGAGCGCGTATATTCCACCGCCACCCAATGCGTTTAAGTCCCCGCCAGTCCCAACCCCTCCATTTGATCCGCCGAAGGGATTATTCGTGGCTGAGCCTGCTGCGCCGGTTTGACCAAGCCCGCCACCTGAAGCGGAGACCAATAACCCGATAGCACTGGACCCGCCTACTGATGCGGAGCCACCGGCGCCAACCGAAATAGTCTGTCCAGCGAATGAGGCGATCGCTCCACGCTTTCGCGCGTATCCTCCAGCGGCACCGCCAGCTCCGGCGGACACTTGGCTAGCGCCAGTGGATGCGGCATTCCCCCCACCTCCACCACCCCCTTGGACCTCACCTTCGGCGGTTAACGCCAATGGGTGTGGTGTGAAGGTTGAGCTGACGTTGGCGAACGCACCGCCATCGACCGATGCTTGCAGGGTACCGCCGTTGTTGATGTAGATCGTGGTGCGCAACAGCCGTCCAGTGGCTTGGCCGAACTGCATGGCATGCTGGGACTTGGTAGCCGCCGCAACTTGTTGGGCCCCGCCAAGGGACTCGATAATAATCCACGCCCCGTTACCGCCGTTTACGCCGGCTTGCACCAGGTACATAAGAACTGCCACACCGGCGGGAAGCTCACCGCCCTGAAGTGGCTGAAGGCCAAGGCCATAAATCGGTTTAGCGGCAAGGCCGTCTGGTGCGTAGGTGGACGCCCCTGGGTTAAGGTTGGCGATCTTCACCCGTTGCATATAGCCGGTGGCCGGCAATGCAGTAAGTGCCGGGGTGTTCGCGGCTGCGTAGACGCCAGCAGTTCCGGTGTCGTTTAGAACAGGGGTTTTCCGGGCTGCGGCGTACAGAACGTTCAGCAAGGCATCGTAATACTGAGATGCACCGACCTTGTCGACCAATCCGTTTGGGACTAACCCTGCCACAGAAATCAAGGACTGAAAGAAACCTTCCTTATCGTTTGCCCAATCTTGCTCAAGATACGAACCGTCCTTCGCGGTGGGGCTTGTTCTGTTCTTGAAATAGCCCTGTGGGTAGTCAGCGGATGGGTTGTTGAATCGACCCGGGTAGCGTTCGTTAAGCTTCAGTGACATGTTAAGCCCCTATGTATCCTGCAAATTCTGCGCTTTCATCACCGAACTCGGCATCTGTATCACCGAACTCGAACATTCCGAATCCCTCAAGGAATCCATTGAACTGGACTGCCTGAGGCTTCGGTACAAGGCCGGCATTGAGCAGAGCAAATCGCTCAAGATCGGAAATCTCTCCATAGAACTCGATGCTGAACGACATGTCTTCACCGTCAGTGACGCGCAACACGTCGGCGTTCGGTAAAAGGAAATTTATCCCCTCAAGGATGTTTTCTATTGTCGCGTCGCCATTGTTCTTGACGATCTTGGCTTTGATCACCAAGCGGTAGAGCTCATCGGAAAGCTTTCCGTCCTGATCAATGCTCAGAGGGCTGAACATCGCGTCTTCGTCGCCAAACTCAGATCCGTCTATAAGATCGAAAAACCCGGGGTTCATATCGACCGCGCCCAGGAAACTGCGCGGGGCCACCACGATACGCCCGATGACGTTGAGCACCTCTCCTTCGGCGCTATCGATGTCGTAGCTTTTGCGGACCGCTTCGGTTGCGGCTTCGATATCGCCTCCGAGTGAACGAGCGATCGAGAACCACGCGACCGCCTTCGGCTTGTTCTGATACTGGGCATAGACCCGATCTGGAATGTTCATCAAGTCACCGTCACGTTGACGTTGGCCAAGGTCCACCGCGACATCTGGTTGTAGGCAATCGCCAGCGTGCCTGTGGATCCGTTCAGGTTCGACGAGGCTATATTGACGTAGCTATTCCCGTACGAGCCGATCACCTTGTTGACAGGCGTAAGTGCCGTGCTGAACGGGACCGATTCGCCGATATCGAAGCCGGTGATCTTGAATCCGACATCTGCCGGAATGAGCTCGCCCTGACCGAACTCGACAACCGCGTCCTTGATCTCCTGGATGATCGTTGACGGGAGCGTTCCGTCGTTGACAAGGGTGATATTCAGGATGGCGTCGACATAGACCGGGCGACTGGCCTTGATCAGTTTCTTGTTGCTGGGATACTTCGGCGATGTCACCAGAACCGAAAATGGGGTGCCGGCCTGAAAAAGCAGTGCACCTGGGTTCTTCTTCAGGTAAATGGCCATGGCCACATCAGCGTCAACACCGCCGTCGATTACCGGCGCAATAGAGTGAGCCGGAAGCCCGTATGGGTTATCCGAAGAAACCGCCGCGCTGTTCGTGTCGTTCTCGTAGACCTTTACCCTTCGGACGCCGGCGACGCTGAAAATCTCACCAAGCATCGAATCGATCTGGTTGTTGCCAGGTCTGCCGACGGCGGTTGCCCTGGTCACGCGCAGTTGCTCATCGGTCTGCGCGTCGATGCCTGGCGTAGCTGGGGCCGCGTTCGTGACGGCAGACAGGCCAGCGACCACGTCTACGATGCGAGTGATGGTGCCCGTATCGGCCTGCGTTGGCCCGACCACGGTGCAGGTCGCATTGATAATGGCGAGACCAGATACGTCCGCTGTAACCGTCTGATCTGTCGTCCAGCGGCTACCGGTGACGGTTGACTCAAAGCGGTTTCCCGCGAATATCACCGTGCCTGCGGTGGCCGTTAGTGTCAGCTGTACGCTGGAACCAGAACCATTCGAGCGGGTTGTCCCTGTCAGCGAGCAGACGATATCCAGATCCGTGCGCTTCGCCTTGTTAGGGTCTTTCGAGTTGTAGGCCTGCTGAAGGGTCTCATCCAACGAATAGAAGATCTCGGCGTCATGCGCCATCTTCAAGCCGTCAGGGGTGGAAGGGTCAAGATTCCAAAGCGGGTCGATATCGAGGTAGAACTGCCGCTCCTGCGCGAACCAGTCATTTTGCGTCTGCAGCACGTAGCCATTTGCGGTCAGGCTAGCCATCCAGTGTTACCTCTTCCAGGCCGAACGCGGTGAGAATTCCAGCGGTCACGCTGTAACGGCGGGCGTTGATGTCGAAGTCAGCGGAGAAGCTGGTGAGGCGGATGACGCCGGGAGTGTTGGCGATCCTTGCCCTTAGCGCGGCTTCGGCAGCAGAGAGGCTGGCGAATTTGCCGAGGATCTGCTCGTACCAAGGCGTGCCGTCCGTGATGTCGCGAAAGTACTCGCCGAGGAACAACCGAAGCCTGGTCATCACCGTCTGGGCGATCTCTTCTTTTCCGCCTAGGAACTGCTGGCCACGAGTCACGATGTCGCCGTTGTCGTCCAATTTGCGCACGGTCATATAACTGGCACTCCACTTGTTCCAGATCCAGGCGTAACACCGGACGTTCTGTGATTTTTGAGGGAAATGCCGGTAGCCGTGATCACGTCGCCGTCAGGCGTAATCTTCAGGCCGTTGATCAGGAACGATCCGTCTGCCTGCAACCGAAAGCTGCCAGCGCCGTTTTGCATCAGAGTTGTGCCGTCCGCCAGCACGTCAAACTTCGCGACCCCGTTATCCATGGAGATGCTGTTGTCGTTCTTCAGCCAGACGAACTGCGTGCCAGCCTTGTTGCGCATGCGCACGCCGTTGTTTTGGAACTCCGGCAACACATTCGGTTGCGAGCGGAAGCCAGGAAGGAACATTGCGTCCTGCATGTTGTGGAAACGCCCGATCGGGTTTGCAGCAATTCCGCCGCTCTGGATCCATCCATCGATGCAGCGTTGAGAGAACAGGATGTCGCCCTCGCATTGGGGGTCAATCTGATACTCGACACAGAAGTCACCTCCCGGGAAATAGACCGGAACCTCGATGATTGGTGGCACCTTGAACTCGGCTCCATTGATGTCCACCCGCGCAATGCCTGGCTGTACCTGAGCAAGCTGGGTCAACGGGCTGAAGGTAAGAACGTGCCCAGGTATCGAAGTACTCACACCTTTCATGACCTCGCGGAATGCATCGCGGATCAGTTTCGCCTGCTTTGCGCGGCCTTCTGATTCAAGCATTAAGGCTCTCCATTTACCGCAGGTAATAAAAAACCCGCCGGAGCGGGTTTGTTTATTAATTCATGGTTATCTATCACATACGGGAATCTTTAAAGCTTTCCCTTCTTTACCATCTGATCGCAAACAGCGGCGCGATACTGACCCCTTGTATCTAGCGGGTAACGGTCACTAAGATTTCGGCGTGCAAAACTATACGCATTAGTTACTTTTTTAATGCTCGATGGCTCGCCTTCGTATAAACCCAGCAAAGCCATATATCTATTTTCTTGCTCTTCTTTAGAAACCAGCAGGCCGTCGCTGTCTAAGCTGCCGGTGTAGCAGGCAAGCAACACGGATCCGAGTAGATTATTTTTAGTAGCAACATACCCGCCGAACTCGACCCTTCGTTCACTTTCATTTCCACCTGTATGGTCGCTGCCGGTCGGGTTATGCCAGGTTAACTTACCCTCTTCATCCAGTTTTCTAACCTGATCAACTGATTTTTTGTCCCAGCACACGCCCGGACCATCTGGCCCCATCGCCTCACTTTTCAGCCTTCCTTGATCGTCTTTTGTCCACACGCAATCGATATCAAAATCACTTAGGTGCGTTACCGCGTAGGGCGTATCGAGAAAATCTATTTGATTTTTAGCATTATCGGAAGCTGCGATAGCCGGAGTAACTATCAAAAAAATCAAAGCCACTAGATAACTTTTCATCGCACCAGTCCGCGGGTTAAAAACATATTATCAGCCAAACAGAAGCTGAATTCAGGTGAAAAATGTATCAGTTGGTCTGAGCTCAACCAAGGGCCTATCGCATGAACTGCTGTCCGCGCATGTAGGACGTGTTCACCGATGAGACTGCCTCTCCACGGGTGATGACACCATCGTGGTTCACATCGAGGCCGGAGTTGGCGGCATACTCGCGCTGGTAAGGCCCGGAGTCACGCTCCCACATCACGTAGGAATCCGGCCTGCCAACCGCTGACGGCCACAGGACAGCGAGATAGGCGTCGCCAAGGTTACGGATGCGACCGTTATATGGGCGGTAATAGCCCTCAACATAATCCAGCTGCCGCACTGCGGTCATACGCGCTAGTTGCGCTGTGGACGTGCCAAGGCTCCTAGCCGTCGACTCAACGAACTGGATAAGCCCGGTTGCTGTGCTGCCTGGATTTCGTGCGGCGGGACTGAACGTGTATCCGGTTTCGAACCCCATCACGGCCATCAGCCAGTTGGGATCTATGGACAAGTTTCCGGAAATCTCCCGCACCTTGACCCGGAACGCCTGTTCTACCCGGGCGCCCCAGATGAGTTTCCCGTTCTCGGAGGTGGCGACCTCGGTAGCCGCTGGCGCCGTACCAGCCCGGAGGCCATCAATCTCCGTGCGCCACTGATCACTATGCGAATCCCCGGAATGCTTCATTGCGAGCACGTTGTACTCACCGTTCGCAGTGGCGTCACCGCTCAGCTCGGAGACGAACAGATTCCCTGTGTTGAACGTCGCAAACTCGCTCTCTACGTTGATTTTCCCGTTGATACGCAGCGATGGGCTCAGTTGGACTGCCACGAATACGCCAAGCCCATCAGGACCGCGAGAAACCTCGGGAATACCGATCATTCCGCTGAACTGGTCAACCTGAACGATGGTGGTTGAGCGTGGCATATTTGGCTTGGTAACCACGATCCGCCCACGATCCTGCATCCATTCAAACTTGTAGGCATAAGCCAGATCAGCCATGGCGGAAGGGATATCGCCATCAACAACCAACCCTGATGTCAGCGCTGGAGTGTCGGCGAACTGAGCATTATCGATATCAACCGGCAGGGGCCACGCCCTTGCCAGAGCCCGAATCACTTCTTCAACACGAGAGCCGACCCCGAATGAAAGCTGTGCAGATAATCGATCAGTCGCTGGCTGCCCAGAGCGACAAATCAGGCGGGTAATGATCTCAGGCGATCCAGGCTCACGCTCGCGCAGGGTGTTGGTCACAAACCCTGTGAAAATCGCATCGATGTTGTCGCTGTATCCGGCACGCAGAACAATGCTGGATCGCTGGGCGATGGCTGATCTCTTGTTCATGTTGTAGAGGCGGATGTCGGCAAATGAGACCGCATCACCAGGCGAGATATCGACGTTGAATTGAATTCTGAACTGACGCTGCCCGGCCTGCTGGCTGATGTATGGATTGCCGTTTATGTCGACCGACCACACTCGCTGTCTCATGTGTCCACCGTAGGGGGAATCCAGACCAGAAAGTTTTCGACGCCCAGGTTGTCCAGCGTGACATCTGCACCCGTGAAAACCATTTGGCCTATTGCGGTCCGGTAGCTCTGAATCACGTCGCTACCAGGCTCCAGCATTGCGCCTGCCACAAGACGGGTTCCGTCTCGCACCAGGTTCATCGACCAGGCCGGATAATCAAGGTACGAGATGAAATCCACCTCGAAGTCGATCAGGTTGTCACCCAGCTGCACAGCAAATCGCTGATGAGCATTTTCGGCGCCGGCGCGCAACGGAATCACGAACATCAAACCACCCCATCAAGAACGTTGTTCACTGCACTCGCCACAGTATCCGTTGCCTCCTTGGCAATGGCCTGCCCCCGCCTGATCGCACGGGCAAGAGCACTCTGTGACGGGTCGCCATCCCGGAGTTGAGGAATCGAGCACTCTGCATCACGGGCGATTCGGTCCAGTTCGATAACTTCCTGAAGCTCCACGACGAACTCAAGGCCACCCTCGTTCCGCGGCTCCTTGGTTCGAGATAGTCGCGTGATCGCCATGTTCTTGAGCAGGATGTCGCCAGCATCAATATCGAACGGGTCATAGGACTGCATCAGCCAGACAAGAAACTCGAGCGTAGAGCTTGCCCGTGTTTCATCGCTGCCTGCCAAGAAACCGGCTGAAAGACCGGCTACCGTTGAAACGATCGGGTTGCTGGTGAGGTTGGAGAGTGCACCACCTAGAAAGTCGGTCAGCTGGACCTTTACCGGGTTATTGCTGATTGCGCCGGTCATTGTCCACTTGAACGGGTTAAGGATTCGGTGATCCGAAATCCTCACGCCTGACTCAATCGGGAAGGACGTGATGTTTACCGTGGCCTCGAACGTATCTTCCAGCACCGCGTCAAACGAGTAGCCCGCGATGGTCGGAGCCTGGCGCGTGAAGATGTTGATGATGCTCAAGGCTATCGCTCCGTAGTGGTCTTCAGGTCGCCAAGGGTCTCGTAGTTTTGCCGCTCGTTGACCTGCGTGATTTTCGACTCAAGCGCCTGCCCGTCCAACTGAAGCGTCACGCCAAGCTGGTTTTGCACCTTGATCGGAGTACGACTCAGCGCGCCTGCAAGTGCATCGGCATTCGCATTTCGCTCATCTTCGCGACTGGTTGCTTCGGCCGGCGGGATGATGTCTGCCGCTGACCTTTCGCCGTAGACCGACTCTGCGGGCCGAGAGACCTCGACCGGAGGTTCGTCTCGTCGATTCAGATAGTCGATGTCTTTCTGTGATCGGATTACTTTCCCCGTATATTCCTGCGGCTTTTCATACCTGATATCGCTTCGACTCTGGGTTGCATTCCCATCCCCCCCATACATAAGCTCCATCGGCCCTTTGATTCGATCTAAGCCGGTCACATCCTTGAGAAGTTCATCAAAGCCGCGAGCAGCATCGCCGTAACCCGGCACATATTCGTTTAGAGACCTGTTGATCAGGTTTGACCCAATCGCGCCACCGGTGATGGCAACGCCAGCGGTTCCAGTTTTGCTGACCAGCCCGCCAATCGATGCAAGACCAAGTTTCGCAAATGTTGCCCCAACGACGGCTGCAACTGCGGAAGTACCCAATGTCGCTGTAGCGACCGGATTGTCTGAGGCGTAATCAATAACGCCGCTCACGCTCTCGCGGTGGTCCTTGAGGAAGTTGTTCAGCGCACTACCAGCCCCAACCAGGCTTTTCATGAACTTCTCAGAAAGCTCATTGTTGATGCCTTCCAGGATCAGGCTGAACTCTGCGGAGTTTTCCGCGAGCTTCCGTGCATTGTCAGTCAACTGATCGACACTGCCAGTGAGGCCGCTGGCGCGCTTCATCGCATCGTCGAGCTTATCAACCCCGCCGGCCAGCGAGCGGAACACACCGTCAGATAGCCCGAGCGAGCTTTGTACTTGTGCGCGCTGACCTTCGTCGAGGTTTGGAATCATGCTTGCGAGGGCGCGCATGAACTCTTCACCAGTGCTCGTCTTATACAGCGAGCTGACATCAATGCCAGCCGTAGCCAAATCATTGATTGGACCAGCATCACCTTTGAGTCGGAGATTATTTTGAATCTCTTCGAAATGCGCCAAGGTCTCGACAGCGTCCGCTGCATCGCCACCCATGAGCTTTAGGGCGTTGCCATAGTTGTATACGGCAGCCTGCGAGGTGCGCAGGTTCTGTGTGGACATGGCCAGCTTGTCTACGCGATTGGCTACACCGACGATTGCCCCGGCGCCAGCCCCAAATGCTCCGACCAGTGCCGCTGAGATTCCGAGGGCGTTGGACTTGATCCCGTTAAGGCTGGCGTTAATCTTCTTGTCGCCCGCATCCAGGGCTTTGGTGTCGTAGCCGATGCCGATCAGGAACGACTTCAGAACCTTACTAGCCATTCTTCACAGCCTCGTATTGATCCCACATCTCGTCCATGGCCTGGTTAAATCGCTCCACATCTGCGATAGACAGAGAGCCATCAGCCAGTTGGGACCATGTGCACAGTGGGGGGCAGATTCCGGTAATACCGACGCATGGGCGCATCAGGAACCAATTTATTGCGCTGCGCCTACCACCTCGTCCTGCCGAGCGTCTTTTGCGCCGCTGGGCAGCCAGTCGAAAAAATCGGAGAGGTTCCATAGCAGCAGTTCGGCGAGCAACTGGTTGTACTGCACCATCCTGCCGCCGAAGTCAGCGACAGTTACCGGGCGCTCGGTGCCGTTGATGAGGACTTTTCCCATGAGCATCTGCGAGACCTGAGCCTTCACGTCCTGGCGCATCGACATGAACATCGCACAGAGGACCTGGCCGTCAACTTCCAAGCCGGCATGCGCCGCCGTTGCAAATCGCTCAAGCACGGCGCCGGACAACATGGACATGAGCCGGTCTTGATCGACAGCGCTGGCCATGGCTGCGTTGTACTGCACACCGCCAATGGTGAATGGTTTCACGCTCATCTATTAGCCCCTTGTCGCTTCCCAGATGTTGAACTGCATCGTGAACTGATCGTCCGTGATGGTTGAACCGGCGCGACCACGCTGGCCGTCGTTCACCAGCACGCCTTCCGAGCCAAGGGCCGTTTCGAGCGTGCCGATCTGCGTGAAGGTCAGAGTGATGTTGGCGTTCGAGTTCAGCAGGCCCTGCACGTATGCTGAGTCGGATGAGCCCGGATTGAGGTAGACGTTCACCTCACGGCCTGGGTTCTGGCGATCGAGACGGACAGCGTTGCCGCCCTGGCCACGGCGCAGCTGACTGCGAGGATCGATCGGCGCATCTGTGTATGGGGTGGCAGTGTCGCCCCAGTCCTGGATTTGCCGGCCATTGATGGTGACGACGGTCAGGTCGTTAGAGAAATTATTCAGGGACATTCAGATCACCTATCAATAAACGTCGAGATCAACGTCAACCACATGGATGGCGCCAGCGCGGAACAGTCGGATTCGCAGAGGTGCGGACTTGCGAGCGTCACGGTCAGCGTCCGAAAGGTCGAGGATGTCCTCAGGCTTGGTCAGGATCTCGAAGCCGGCGGTGTATTTTTCCAATCCATCGTCCGGGTCGATGTAGTTCCGCGGACCCAGGTAGCCGTTGCTGATGAACTGCTGCATGGTCGCCCGCGCAGCGCCGATCAGTACCGCTTGGCCGACGGGGGTCTGAGCAAGCTTGGTGGTCTGGTTGGCGACTGCGCCGTAGAGCGACGTGGTCAGGAAGTTGATGCACGCATCAAGGTTCACCACATCGTCGATGAACTCGCCGTAAAAGCTGTGCGTGAGCGTGTTCAGCCACCGGCCAGAATCAGTAGATCCTTGGTTGTCCACTATGGTGTAGAAGACGGCCTTCTTCGTATCGCTCTGCATAGCCGCATAAGCGGTACCGGTCAAAGATTCAGCGAGCACACCGGGCGACTTCTTGAACTCACCAGTGATGGTCGAGCGATCGGCGCTGTAGTTCACCGCTGCAAAGTGCTTGGCCAGGGCCGAGCCGGAATAGGCGTCGGTGGCGTGTGCGGCGGTGTAAGCGTGGCGGAACCCTAGCGCCGTTAGGCCGCTGGCGATATCTTCGTCTTCGGCAGGGTCGCGAATTTCAGCCACATTAGCGCCGGTCTGGTTGTCGATAAACATGCTAGTGTTTTCATCACACCAGCTTGCGATCGCGAGAACGTCCAGTTTCACGGCAAGAACATCTGCTGTCCACATGGTCCAATACCACCAGAGCATGTTGCGGGCTTTGTTCAGTGTGGCGGCGCGGGTTGCGTCTGCTGTTGCTGTTCCCCAAACCTGAATCTGGCGCGTTGCCGGTGTGCCGCCAAGCCAGCGCTGAGCCGCCTTGTAGGTCTCGGTTGTGTCTGCGAAGTCAGTAGACAGCGCTACCAGCGTTGAATAGGTCCGGTATGTATCAGGATCAAATCCTTCCGGTAATTCGGTTTCTGGCGCGAACAGCATGGCGCTGGCGAAGTTCGCAGTGCCCAGTCCGGCAGGGCTGATTCTTGCGTTGATGCGAATAATTTCTGAGGCGGGATAACTCATCTCGAGAGCTCCAATGGTTATGCGGGGTCAATTTCGACGGTGAAGGTCTCAAGGACCCGTGCCTTTTCGTTCTCAAGCGCCACTTCGACACTCTGGATGTTGTTCACAACCGGCAGGCTGCTGGTTTCGTACATCAGGCGGATGGTGATCTGCGCCCGCTGCTCGAAGTTGGCCGACTGTAGACTGGTGAGGTTGTTGACGGCGTCCGTGCTGTTCCAGCCGATCTTGGACTTGAACAGCATCATGCTCACGTCGGGCCGCTTGTTGGCCTGCTTTAGGCGCTCGGCGTACATCAGGGCCTCGCCGCGGTAGAAGTTGACGCTGGCCGAGCACATGATCTGCGCTCGCACATCCACCTCCACCAATTCGCCAGGCACGTTGCGCGAAACGATATTGGCCTGGCCGCGCTCGCTGACGGACTGCCTGGGCGTGATCGTGGCGTAGGCACCCTTTGGCGCAGGCATGCTGCCAGGACCGACCTGATCGGCCAGCAAGCACTCGGGCACGCCGGTAGCCAGCATCACAATCGGTCGCAGCTTCTTGAACAGCTCTTCGTTGGTCATGCTGGGCCGCCCGACTGATCGTCAATCCTCATAACGAGAACCTTGCAGTAGTTCCGCCAATACCTGTTGTCGCACTTGACGACCTTCCACTGCTGGCCCAGGAACGTCCAGGTGCCGGTCTGGTCGATCAGCTGCATGTCGCCCTGGTTGATGTAGATCCGGCGCAAGTCGGTGATCCGCTCGCCGCCCTGGCGGATGAAATCGACTTCGCGGTCACTGGCGGCCTGTATGTTGACGACGTAGGGCTTGGTGTCAGGCACTCCAGGAGTCCATATGCCATCTACCCAGCCACCACCGATATCCACAGTGCGGCTTGCGGCAACACTGACGAATACGTCATCAATGTGGCCTTCCATTGAAAGGCTCAATCTAATCCCTCCTCGGCCGGGCCAATAGACACTTTGTGCGTGACCGACTGGCGCATGGCGCCGGTATCAATCAGCGGGTTTGAGCTGCCTTTCTTACGGATGGTCGCGGCCGCGTTGGGTGGGGTCTTCAGTTCGGTCATGTAGACCTTCACTTTGCCCGCAGCTACCACGCCGACCGCTTCAAGGATCTGATCCATCGAATGACCGGCCTCCATGCCATCCTGGATGGTCAGCAGTACCTCAGGCGTTGCGCTCGCAACCCCCGGTTCAAGCCATGGCCTGGCCGGGATGTTGATCGTGTGCGCTTGGGTAATGCCCAGTTCCATGTAGCCCTTGCCGGTCTTTAGGAAGCGAACCTCATCGCGGTCGGCAGCAGCCTTGCTGGCGTAGCCGTAGGACGTTCCGCCTGGGTGTTTTATGTCGGCGCCGAACTCGTTGATCGCGCCAAGGCTGGCCATGGTCAGGTCGCCCGACTCAACGTCGCCGGCTTCCTCATGGATGCCGACGGTGACAACCTTGTTCGACTTCAGCGCGTCCAGCTCTTTCGCCAGCTCGTCCTGCAGTTCCTGAAAGCCCTGGATGTCGAGAGTAATCATCTAAACCGCCTTGGCACCCATCCCGGCGCGCTTCTTGAGCCTGTAGAACTGCTGGCCGTAGTTGGTGTAGGTCAGCCAGTCGGTGCCAGCGTCCATCATTTGCGGAACGCGGTAGGCAATCGATTCATCACCGACCGACTTCTGGGCCACGTTGAGACGCGCATCGGAGCCTGGCGGTGCCGTTGAGCCGAGGGTGGAAAAGTTGGTAGCCAGCCAGTGAGCGGCGAAGTACTGCATGCCGCGCCACTTGAAGTTGTCGCAGGTCAGTTCGAGAGCACCCCAGCGGCTTGAGCCGGTTTCGGTGCCAGCCTCACAAAGGGCCTCGACGATGTACTCGTCTGGCCACTTCGCGGGATCTGCGAACGCCTTCAGCACGGGATTGCTGCGAAAAGCCGCAATCATCTCGGGGGTGATTAACATGGGCTCTCCGGTTTGAATGGGTGGGCGCCAGGCGCCCGGGTATTACTCGGTCTTGGAGGCCTTGGCGATCTCTTCCAGCAGGCGAGCCTTGCCCCAGGTCTTGTTGACCTTTACGCCGGCTCGGCCTGCCTGTTCGCGCAGCGCCTCGATGTCGTCGTCGCCTTCATCATCATCTTCGCTTTCAAGCTCATCAGCGCCAACGCGGCGCAGATCACCGCTATTCAACAGAGCCTTCACGAAATCGATTTTGGCCACTGCGTCCGGCACTTCGACCGACGGGTTTTCACCTGGCAGGATCGGGTAGCTGGTTTCAACGCCATCCGCCAGGTGGTTGATGGTGATCAGTCGTGCTGCTTCGTTCTTCAGGAACATGTCGAATCCTCGCCCGGAATCATTGGCCGCCGCCCCGGGCATAGCAGAGGCGGCCATGGATCGTCTGGTTAGAACTGGTCGCGGTATGCGCCAGAGAACGGATAGCGGAATTCAACGCCGCTGATCTTGTATTCGCACGGCACGTTGACCTTAAGGTTCAACATCTGCGGAGCCAGGGAGCGCCACGGGATCGGCACCTGCATGCCCAGGTTCTCGTCGTTCAGCTCGTAAGCGACGATACGGTCCTTGTTACCGTTGGACACGCCGGCGGCGGCCAGTTGGGCAGCGGACAGTTGCAGACGGCTGAAGATGTTGATCGGACGACCAGTCAGAGCGGTGAACTGGTTGTTGGTTCGGAAGTACTCCAGCATCGTCTTGTCGGTGATGGTGCCCATCCGCTTATTCGAGATGAACGCGAAGCGGGCAGCATCCAAGATGATGGTGTCGGGGACGTGAACGGTGGCCGAATTGATGTAGACATCAACCAGGATCTTATTCAGGTCAGCGACGATCTGGTCACCAGTGGTTGCTGGGTCGTACCAGTTCAGCGTGGAGTTCGACAGTGCCAGGTTCGGGTTGTTGAACAGGCCGGTCATGCCGCGAGCGGCGTCACCGAAGTAAGCCACGCGCTGGGTGTGCTCCTGGGCGCCACGGAAGGCCAGTCGTGCCTTGGTGGTGTCCAGCGGGATACGAAGCTGTTGCGACTTGCGCAGTTCATCCAGGCTGTAGCTGTACTTGTTTCCCGCGTAGCCGATCGGCACAACCGACTTGTTCGCGTTGACCGTCACATCGGGCAGGTCGTCAGCGCTGGCGCCGATGAACTTGCCGATGGTCACGCCGTCGTAGCTGATGTAGTCCCACTGATCGACCCACTCAGGAAGAGAGGTGTCGACCGGGATCAGCTCCATGTAGTTGATAGCGGCATACTTGGCCTCGTAGATACGAGATTCCAGGCTAGCCAACTGGCTGATGTAGAACGCCAGGCCGTCATCGAGAGTCGGCAGACCGTCGTTGAAGGTCACTTGGTACGCATCGCGGCCGATCTGGTGCGCGATAGCGGCATCGATGGCTACGACGATTTTCTTAAGCTGAGTCATGTCGATTAGCCCCGACCTTCAGAGAAATTTTAACCAGTGCGCCGGCGCCGGCGGTGCTGACCCATTTGGCGTTCGGGATCAGGACTGCCAGGGTGGCGGCAGCGCCGACCACGTTGGAGAACTGGCCCTGGTTGGTGCCGGTGCCGTCGCCGACGACCAGGTACACAGGGTCATCCTTGGCAACGGCTACGCGAGCAGTCACCCAGATAGACGCCATGGTCTCGACGGTCATGTCGCGCTTGGCGACTGCGCCGAAGACATCAGCCTGGGTGTAGGCACGGTTCAGCTCGCGCTTCACGACGCCGATGAACTGAGCGGCGGTCGAAGCGGCTACAGGCAGCTTGGCGCCGTCGTCACCGTCGCTCACCACGCCCAGGCCGTAAGCGATGTTGACAGTGCCTTTGTTGACCTTGGAGACGCCGTTGGACACTTCGCCATCAGCGACCATGCCCGCGTACGCGACGCCGTGGTTGATTGCGTTACCACCTTGAACTGGCATGGTTAGGCTCCTTTCTGTTTGTGGGCGCCGGACAAGCTTTTCTTGTGCGCCTGGTACGGGGTCGGTGCGGCATCGGTGGTCGCGGGGGTGGTTGCACCGTCCTTGGCCAGCTGAACGAACTGGGCGAACAGTGCGGCGGTGTCACCGGTTGGCGCTTTCGGTTTCTTTTCGCCTTTGTCGTCGTCTTCCTCTTCTTCCTCGTCCTTGTCGGACTCAGCGTCGAAGGCGGCTTCAACGTAGCCGGCGGACTTGTCCGACCAGTCGCGCTTCGGCAGGGCCACGGCCAGCGCGGCGCGCTTGATCTCGATCACGTCGAGGCTGTCGCAGGTGAAGCTGTCGCCAGCGACCTTGCGGGCCAGTGCGTGGGTGCTGGAGATCGCGGTGACGCGAGCCTTGATGGCCTCGTCGCTCGAAGCCTTGACCGCCTCGCCGAGTTTCTCAGTGGCAGAGTCAGCGGCAGCCTGGGCCTTATCAGCCTTGGATTCCGCATCGGTTGCACGCTTCAACAGTCGGTCGAACGAGTCGGCGACCACTTGGGCGTTCGCAGGATCAGCAACATCAACGCTGCGCCCGCTATCGGTGGTGATAAGTACAGGCATTGTGTTGCCTCCTGGGTTGTGGTCAAAAACGCGGGCATTGGCGCCCGCCCTTGCTCTATCAACGATCGCAACGTGGTTGATTCGAATTTCACGTTGGATGTAGTGGTACGCCTGGCCGTCTTCGGTGACGCCTGGTGCTTCGTCGTAAATTGCGGTGTAGCCGGCGGAGATCTCGCACTTGCCGGCATTAATGTCGGTGATGGTCTTCTGGTCTTTGACGATCAGGTCGGCAGCAACAAAATCCCCGTCTTGGCGCCCAGGCCCTCGAACCACACCAACCGCAACGCCCTTGTAAGTGAGCGCCGTGACCAGTTCTTTCGGGTGGTCGTTGGTGATGTCGCTGGCGTCGTAGGTGCTCAACGAATCGGGCGCAAAAACCTCTTCGGGCGGTCTGTACACGCGCACAATGCGGTTAGGGTCGCCATCGAGCCCAAGCTCGCGGGCCAGGTACTCCTGAATGCCGGTGCGGGCAACCCGACCCGGAACCTTGAGAAAACCCTCGTCGGTGTACTCTCGCTGGGTGATGCGATACCCAGCCCGGTCGAAAACCGTGCACTTCATGTTGCGGCCTCGCGGATTGGATGATTTAGCGAAGTACGCCAGGCGCTGTGCGTCCGGCGTCTTGATTGGCCTTGACCTCGCGTGCGCTCACTGGGCGCGCGATGCATCGGCACTGATAGTCGGAACCGGGTTTGATCGGCTTGCCGTCGTCACTCAGCGGCAGGTCGTCCCAGCGGTAGATCCCTTTACCGTACGCGGTGACCTTGTTGGCGATTTCGTGGTGCCGGTGACGCACACGGCGGTCGTCGGAGTCGATCCACTGGAAGTACTCAAAGCCGGCGCCTTTCTGCTGCTTCTCGGCCAGCTCACCCTGGATCTTGGACGTCTGGTCGCGGGCGATCATCTTGGCCCGGCGCTGCGTCACCCCGAACTGCTCCTGCAACGCCTTCTCGATGTAGCCGGGGCGCATGCCTGAGCGCATGTTCGCCATCACCAGCGTCTGCACCTCTTCCAGGTACTTGGCGGGGATGGATTTGATCAGCTGGGCGTTCTGCTGGGCCGATGCCTTCAGGTAGTCCTGCAATGCGCTGTTGCCGCTGTACACGTCGATGCCGGCCGACTTCTTCAGGTCTCGTTCGGACTTCTTCAGCGACGACTGGACGAACTCGGCGGCTATCCGGTTTGCGCCAGCACTGACCCATTCCGACTGCCACTTCTGCATCAGTCGGGACATCGCACTCAGGATTAGGTCAGACCAGGCATCAGTCGTGACCACTGCGTCCTGCGTATACTCCGGGGCAAGCTGGCGGACCAGAGGCATGATCTCGGCCGAGATATCGGCTTTTACCTGCTTCACCAGCCGCTGCAGCTTGGCGTTGTACTGGATGCCGATCATGTCCATGCGTCATTCGTCCTTATCGCCATCGTTTGGCGGGTCGTTGAACATGGTCAGGTCTTCGTCCTCTTCCAGGGCGGCGATCTTGTCGTCGTCGAACTGATAGAGCTCTTCGGCCTGCAGCCGGCGCTGAATCTGGCTGGTGGTGACGATGGCGGCGTCCTTGTACAGGATGTCGGTCTCGGCCTTGGCCTTGTTGGCTTGGGCGATCTGGACAAGGTCGGGCTGCTTGAACGGGTTCCAGACGTAGTTGAAGTCGTTGATCCACTGCCCGGTAGCCGAGCGCACCAGAACTTCGTCGAGTTGGCGAAGACCTGGGTCGATCTGGGTCAAGCGCTTCGAGGACAGCTGGTTGTGGTAGTTGGTGTCATCACCCTCTCCGGTGTTGCCGAGGCCCTTCGCAGATTCGCCGAACAGGCGAGTCACCGGGATGCCGGCAGCGCCAGCAATCCACGTCATCAGCAGGTCGAGCACCGGCGCCACACCGGACAGGTCAAGCGTCTTGCGGTCATAGGTCTCTTCGTCGTCCAGAAGCGCCAAATTGATCGAGGACTTCATCATGCTGAACAGGGCGTAGCGCGCCGTGATGGCTTCGTCCTGATCGCTGGCCAACTCATCCGAGAGTCCGACACGCTTGATGATGTCGACGTTCGCCTCCTGCATCAGCTCGGCAATGCCGTCCTTGCTGGCGACGATGTCCATGACGTCGTCGAGGCACTTGCGCAGCTCTGAGTCGCCCCACCCCTGCGTCTGTGCGCGCTGGCGACGTGGCAGCTTGGCACCGGCGAACCGGGCGAAGTGCGTCCAGTGGATTTGCTGTGCACCTGCGGAAATGGTGTAGAACTCCGGCTGTAAATAGTTCGCGGCCAGGATGTTGGTCTGGTTCAGGTCCATCGCCGTCATGTCGAAGCGGTCGATCACCAGCAGGCGGTACAGGTCGCCCTTCTTGATCTTTTCCGGCTTGAGCGGCTTGGTCAGGTCCTGATTGGTTAGCATGAGGATGCCAGCGCCACCGTACAGGCGCGCCCAGCTGGTTGCCTCGCTGACCATGGCCGGCAGGTTCAGGCGATCCTCTTCAGCCCGGATCACATCCGCGTCGTCGCACTTGAGGGTGCGCCACTCGCGGGTCATGTCCTCGGCTGGATAGTCCACGATCGCCCGAGCAAGCCAGCTCGTCTGATAGGCCGCGTCCAGCTGCTGGAAGTCGTTGAGGAATCCGTACTGGAACTGGTTGTGTGAGCGCTTTGCCTTCTGAGTGCCGAGACCCGACACGACGTTCACCAGGCCGTCACTCGACGACTTGATCTGCGCCTCGTACTTCTGAGCAGCCCGAACAAGGGCTTTGCCCAGCTTTTTGTCTGCTGGCACTAAGCCCTTCTTGCTCATGGGGTCACCGATTGGGTTATAGGAGGTCGCGGATTGAGCGCTTGCCTTTGATGTAAACCTCGGACAAGGCGTCGATCATCACGTCGGTCTGGTCGTCGTACTTGTGGCTGTCGTCGGCAGTGAAGGATGCGACCTCACACACGAACTCGTAGTTTTGGCTGTCGTCGTATGGAAGGCAGACCAGCTTGGCAGCATGGAAGCCCTGCACGTCGAGTGCGCGGGTCAGCTTGTCGCGATCCCGAGGGACAGGCGTCACCTTGAGCGGCAGCCGCTTCTCCATCTCCTGGATCAGGCCGGTACCGCTTGATTTGTCCTCGACGTAGACCCGACGCAGGATGCCGTTGGCTTTCCCGTTCTTGGCCCAAGCACCTTTGACGAATGCCTCGAACTCGCGGCGCAGGGTCTTCGCATCCATACGTCCGCGCTTCATGCTCAGTCGGTAGATGCGTCCCTCGGCCACGCCCCACTCCCCGAACACAGTCCAATCGTTCCAAGTATTGGTCTTCTGGGCGGTGTCTGCGGTGATGAAGCGATAGTCGAACTTCTCCGGCAGAGGCAGATCGGCCCCGGCATCTACGTCGCCGTAGTACTGGAAGTCTTCAGCCGAGAAGATCCCGCCGTCGAGCGTGTCGGGGTTCTGCATGTACTGGCTGCTGAACGTGTACGGGTGAGCCGTGCGCAGCGCTATCAGGTCGTGAACGTTTTCCTTGGCCGGCCAGTACGACCAGTAGCCGTCCACCTGCTCCGATCCGCATACGCACTTGATGCAGCGCTCGCGGATGCCGTCAGGCAGGCTATCGATGTACTCCTGATTGACCAGGGCCGGGATCTTGATGTGAAGATCGATCTTCAGGCCCATGCCGCCGGATAGCAGGAACGCGGTCGAGTCATCGACGTGTCCACGCTGCTGGATCGCAACGAATGGCGTGCCGCTGTGCGCCTTCCGGCTGCGCAGGGTGTTCACCAAGCGCGTGTGAGACTTGCGCCGCTTGGCCTCGCTGAACAGGTCGTCGATCTTGTCCCAGTCATCCGCCTGGATGTGGCCGGTGTAGCCGTCGCCCATGTAGCCGCCACGGACACCCGTGATCTGGCCGCCACTCGAGCGGCTGAACAGTTGGTGTACGCGCTTCCCATCCTTGGCCAGCGTCCAGTCGTCTACCTTGTCCTTCTCGATGTCGAAGGGGTAGAACTCGCGGAACTCGGAGGACTTGACCAGGGCGCGACTGCGCTCGCTGTTCTCGTCGACCAGGTTCTTGGAGTAGCTGGTGTTGAGGATGCGCACCCGGCGGTGCTTGACCATCGTGTAGACCGGCAGGTGCACCGACCAGAACTCGGTCTTGGTGCCACCTGGTGGAATGTTGACGACGATGTTCTGCGCTTCGCCGGCAAGCATCTTACGGGCGGCGTAGTCGAAGTAGTGGTGGTGCCAGTTCGTTCTGAAGCTGTCGCCCTGGGTGATGTTGAACCAGAGGCTGGTGAAGGCCAGAGGGCTATGCTCGCCCGCTGCGATCAAGGCGGCACGCTCGTCAACGGAAAGCGTGTCCCACTCGATCGGTTTGATAGCCATCAGTCAACCAGCTTGTCTACCAGGGCCTTAACGAGGGCCGCATCTACTCCGGTTGGCGCCGCCTTGGGACTCATCGAGCCATCAGCGGAACTCAAATCCACCTGTTGCTTGTTCGTGTATGCCCCGCCAGTCTCTTTGGCTGCCTGCTCCATGAGTTGTGCGGCCAGTGCAAGGTTCTTGATGCTTTCAGCGCGTTCAGCCATTCGGCCAAGGGCACGCAGACGGAACGCCCGGTTGGCAATCGGTATGTCTGCGGTGTCGTCTCGGAATCGCTGGCGGGTGTCGTGGAACAGGGTCACCCAGCGCTTGGCCAGGCACTTCCCTGATGTCTTCGTCGGGTCGTGTGATTCGACCTGCTGCCGAGTGATCGTCAAGCCGAATTCTTTCTGGACTGCCTCAGCCACCTGGGAAGGTGTGTCGAAGCACGCCAAGGCCTGAACGATAAAAGCCTTCACCTCACGCTGGAGGACTGCCATAGATTCTCACCTGTCCGATGCCTGTCTGATATCAGGCCAGCTTCAGCAGGCAGGTTCCGCAGGCCCTCGCAATGTTCAATTTCCCCACCTCGGCAGGACTGTTCGCTGCATCCACCAACGCTTGAACGTCATGACTCGCACCGTAGCGGCGAACCACTCCGACGAACTCTTCCACGTCGTGTCCACGTATCTTGAGCTTGGGCATGCCTTCCTCGGTGAAAGCTGGCTGGCCGTACTTATCCGTCGCCTGGGCGATGTGGTAGAGCTCGTGCTCGATCAGGGCACAGAACTCAAGGTCGCTGCACTGATCGCAGTAGTCGGCAGCCAGCGTGATGATGAAAGCCGGCACACCGCCGAACCAGTCACGCATCTGCTGTTCCATCCGGGCCTTCTGCCAGCCACCTGCACGGAATGCGACCTGCTCGGCTTGACCGAGGACCGTACGACCTTGCTTCTCGAAATGAGATGACGCCCACATGATCTGGATGTCTGCATCCAACAGGTGCGCATGGTCTTCGTTGTGAATTTTGCCGGTGTCGGCGAGGATCTCGGCGCTCAGCCACTCCCACACTTCAGGCGCAGGAGCGAGCCGGATGCCGAAGTCCGATAGATCCGACAATTTAAGCAGTGAAGCTGGAGGCATGGGCCGATCCACAAACACCTCCAGTGTTGCGACACAATTTTATGTTTCGCGAAACGTGTCGCGGCTTAGGGATTGCGACCTGGCGCCTTTGAGTTTTGGATAAGGCCAACAGACTCATAGCTGTTGCGCCGCTCTTCCCCTTTCCAGCTCCAGTCCTGAGTGAAGATGTACTGGCGGCGTGCCCAGGCGTACAGGACGACGCCCGAGTGCAGGGTCACGGAGAAAAATGAAGCGCTGCTACCCCGAATCATTTCGACGAGCAGGCCGAAGGCACCAATAGCTACGAGGTAGAACGCGATGGCCAACACCGGATGCTTCATAAAGTCGACCGCACGCAAGTATTCCAGTGCTGCCAGCACCACCAGGACGCAGAGCAGTGCATCGATTGCAGTGAGAATAGTGCTCATGTCAAACACCTCGCGCCGTTACAAAGGCGCCCATTGCCGCCTTGATGGCCGGGATGATGTTCATCGCCGTCAGGCCAAGCACGAATGACACTCCACAGAGGAAGTAGTCATCCAGCGGGAGGTCAAGCCTAGGGGCGAGCCAACTGCTCACAGGCAGCGTGAGGAAGATCGAGAAGAAGAACCCGGTCAATACGGCAAAGGCCGCCTGGCCTCGGGTGAGGTCCTTCAGGAAGCCGAGGGAAAGGATCGCTCCAAGGAAGGCGCCAATCACAATGCCGTATTTCGCCACCAGAACACTGGCAGCAGTGCTTGCTGGTTCAGCCATTGGAGTCTCCGAGGAATATGAGGGCCTATTGAGACCCGGTTAAAGCGTGGCTATCTCTGTCGAGGGAGCCCGAATAAAAGGGCCGTCAGGTGGCGGCCAAGTGCAGCACGGAGCAGCGCAGAATTCAGAAAGCTGGCGAGATGTCGAAGTAGTAGTCCTTACCTTCTTCGAAATGCTCGGCGCGATCTGCAGCCACGTTCACGACGTATTCGCCGTAAGGGGTGTATTTGCCATAGATCGCGTCTTCTTCGGTCGGATTGGCTGACCATACTGCGCCGAAGTGCAGACGGGTCAGTGATTCCGACGAGCCCTGAACAAGGCCTTTGGAGCGCAGAGTCATTTTGCAGCGAATGATGTGAGTCATCGGTAGATCCTCTTATGTCGAATAGGCAGGAGGGTCTTTCCGGTCTTTCGCCTGCGGATTGAATCAGCTCCAGCAGCACTCCCAGCTCGGAGCAATGGGTGTGGTGGAGCCGAAAACGGAAAAGCCCAGCGCGATGGCTGGGCTTTTTGAATGATTCGAGTAAGTTGCCGTAGGCAAAACTCTAACAGTGGCGAAATAGTGCCAAAACGCCGACATGGCGTCAAGCAGCTTCCTTCATCATTTTGATTGCGCCGGAAACTGGCACAAGCGCCTCCTTGTCCAGCCAGTTGCATGCGTCGAAACAATGCTCCACGAAATCCCCCCAATCACGCGCCCATTGGTCACCTGGTAGCTCGATACCGTAGGTGTCGTAGATCCACACCCGAAGCTTGAACACGGTGGGCAGTGGATCGATGCCCTCCCCTTGGCCGCCCTGATTGATTTGGCGGTACCGGTGCAGGATGGCGGCGCACACGTACCGGGCCCGCATCATCTTGGCGGCTGACATCACCGCGAGCCGCGAGGAGTTCTGGTAGGCAACCTGAAACAACAGGTCCTCCGCTTCGTCCTTTTCGTCGTCCGTGGCCAGCGGGCTGTACATGTGGTTGCCGAATGCACGCAGGTCGTCAGGGAGCGAGGCGATGGCGATTTGAATCCGAGCCGAAACGGACTGCTGCATAGCGTGCCGGCTGTTCACCGACTTCTCGGTCTTCTGCACCGAGCAACCGAGCAGGCCAATCTGCTCGACGTGGGAGCCCTGGCTATCCCATGGGGTGTAGAGCGCATCATGCCAAGCTGCCCGCGCCGAATTGAGTTTCATCATGCTTGCGCTCCCTTCAGTTCCCTGGTCAATGCCCGATACTTCGCCTTGATGGCCTTCAACTCTTCGATGGTGTAGCGCCGGGGCTCATGAGGCCCTTCGATCCATGCAACCATTTCGGCGCCGATCCGCTGCAACAGGTTGATTCGGTAATTCACGATGTCGCCAGACTTGTGCTGGTTACACGGCACGCACTGCTTGTGGCAGTTGAGCGGCTCGAATCGCAGCGCAGGATTACTCCCTACAGTGCGGTAATGCCCGGCGTCGTACTTGCCTTGGTGGTGCCGGCCGCAGCTGATACATGGCAGCGCAGCGTCACGCAGGCGGACCCACTCGTTGAACGCAGCCTGGGCTTCCTTCGTGTGGTCGCCGCGGGTCTTGATTCGCTCCCGGGCTGCGCGGATCTCCCTACGGCCGAGGTCGGCGATGGCCTTGCGTGCCTTCGCCTCGTTCACTTCCTTGATGGCAAGGCCGCACTTCCAGTGACACACCTTCTGCGTGGTGCTGAACGGGATGAATTCCAATGCACACTCAGGGTTCTTGCACTTCTTCGGTCGCGGCGGTTTGGGGGCTACGCGCATCAGTACCGCCCTCCCCACTTGTCCTGCTCGGTCCAGCGCACGCCATGCTCGGCGCCGAAGGCGTGCATCAGCTCGAACAGATCACTGAACCACTTCTGCGACTGCTTGCGGGTCGATACGCCTAAGACGACGTAGCCACCATCGATACCTGGCACCACGTCCTGCTTCATCAGTGCGGAGCTGAAAACGTGCTTCCAGTCCTCGTCCGAAAGCTTCTTGCCGTACCACTCGACCTGGTTGGAGACGTCCTTGAGCATCGCCCACATCTTCCGGTTGCAGATGTCCGGGCGTTTCTCGTCGCGGATCACCACCACCTTCGGCTTCGTCAGGTCGATGGTATGCAGCACACCCGCAAGGCGGTTGACGTCGCGCAGGTCGCGGATCGTGTATTCGGGATTCATGACTGCTCCCCGTTGCCTATGGCGGCGCGCAATACAGTGACGCATGACCATGACTCAGCCTTTTCTGCATCACCGTATTGATCTTTGGCATGCTGTCGGTTCATCTCGATCACTTTTACCGCGGCATTGCGCAGCGCCTCGCACTCGGCCTTGAGCTGAGCGATCCGCTCACCTTTCTCGATCACCAACTGGGCAAGTGGATCGTTCAGGATGTTGATTCCGTCGAGGATCTTTCGGGCGAAGACTTCAGGGTCTACTTCTGGCGCGTTGTAGCCTCCGGCGCCAACGTAGCTGGCGAGCTGTCGCAGAACGTCTTCACAGTCTTGAAGCCGCTCGTTCTCGGCGATCAGGGCCAGAATGATCGATGGACTAGCGGCAAGTATCAGGTCCGCATAGTCCTTGTTCTGCGCCATGAACTCGGGGAATGACCGGTTCTGATGCACGTCAAAGACGATGCCGTTGTCGTTGCGGATGTAAAGCGCGCCGTGGCTGGGCATGAAGCGCAGCGTCTGGTGCTGCTGGCACGCTTCGGCAATCGCTTTCAAGTCTCGGAAGTCATTCATTCGGCGAACTCCTTGAGCAATTGGCGCGCGCCCATGACGGCACCCTTGTCACCAGATGTTTTGCTGATGTCTTTGACCCAGCCAAGCATGCGGCTGTTCTGTGCTTTCAGGTCGATGACCATGCCAAGCAACTCATCGCCGTCAGCGTTCATATCGGCCTTGAGTGCTTTACCAATCGCGCCAATGTCGCAAGCAACCGCCAGAAGCATACGTTTGTGCGATTCCAGTTCTTTGATCAGGGCCAGCACGCCATCACGCGCAGCAACCATGAACTTGGCGAAATCAGCGTTGCATGCCTCGACATAGGTAGGCCCGTCGTAGTCATAGTCATCACCTTCGAGACGGAATGGCTTGCCGTAGACGGAGTAAAAACCAGTCGCGCCGCCACCAAGCGATTCGCCAGAAGGACCGTTAAAGAATGGTTCGGTGTTGCTGTCCCAATCCAGGTCGGCCGGGAATGCCTCAGCCAATAACTTCAGTTCGCTGTAATCGCTCATGCTGTCACCGCCATTGTGATCAGGACGCAGAACACACCTATGGCAAAACCGGCCAGGGTGCAGAGCAGTGTCATTGCTGATTGAGGAATCATCAGATGCGCTCCCGAGAAGCCAGCATTTCATCGGCAAGGCGATACGCTTGATCGGTATATTCCTGCTGTGTTTGATAAACCTTCCGAATGCCTTCGCTATTCGTGTAGCCCCATTGCGCATTGATCAGCAAGCCGTTCAAGGCGTGCATTGCGATCTCATCGCGCAGGCGCACAAGGTCTTCTGCGGCCATGGCTGTTTTCTGTGCTGGATTGGCCATCAGAATCCCTCCTTGCCGCGTTGTGATTCCCAGGTGAATGGCAGAACGATCACGCCGCCCTCGCGCAAGCGGTCAGCACAGCGCTCGCCGATGGCGGCCGGCAGCTCTTGGGCGCCGAGGTTGGAAACAATGATGGTCGGTAGCTGTTCTTCGTACCGGCCGTTGATGATGGCGAACAGCGTCGACAGCTCGAACTCGCTGGGCTTTTCCTTGGAGGCGCCGATCTCATCAAGAATCAGGAGCGATGGCTCTATGAGGCTGGAGTAGATCCCGGCTTCAGTGCGGTCACTGGAGTGGTCATAGGTGGCCCGGATAGCCTGCAAGATCGAGCCTATCGTTCGGTAAACGGCGGTAGCCGAACTGGTGGCCATGATCTCGTTTGCAATCGCCACGGCGAGGTGCGTTTTGCCAGTGCCTGGCTTGCCCAGCAGCAGCATGCAACGACCAGCCTTGAAGTGCTCGCCAAAGGACTTGGCGTAGCTCTGGCACTTTGCGAGTGCCTTGGTTTGCCCTGCGCTCTCGGCGATGTAGTTTTCAAAGGTCTTGATGGCGAAGCGTTTCGGGATCAGGGCGGCGCCGAGCTTCTCAGCCATCCGCATCCGCACCACCATTGCTTCCTGAGCCTGCTTGCGCTCGGCTTCCTCTTCGGCACGAATGCGGGAGCACTCAGGGCATCCGATTTTGAATTCACGGCCGAGCATCACGATGACCTTCTGCTCGAATGCGCCATGGGTCTCACACTCCGCAGGCTGGATGCGCTCGCCCGGGGCGTTTTCCACAAGGGATACGGCTGGCTCAGAACGCATAGGAACCGTCCTCACGCTGGATCAGGCCGGCGTGGTAGTCGCGTTGATCGAATCCGGCGTGCCGGGACTGTGTGGTAGGTTGTGGCAAAGCCTCAGCAAGACGCTTGGCAATCCAGGCGGCTCGGAATCCTTGCCAGCCAGCCAACAGCGCTTCGGTCATCGCGGTGGTGGCGTCGATACCAAACTCAGATTGGCACTTGGCGATTTCAGCATTCAGGGAATCCCAGACCGTAGAAGTAGTCGCTGCGCGCTTGGTCTTGCGGAGGGATAGCCAGTCAACGAGCAGTTGCTCAGGGATGGCGTGCGGGTTGTCGGCGATCATCTGCTTGAGCCCGAAAGGTTTCTTGCGTGCTGGTTTTTCAGCACCAGGCTCAGCCAATTCTGCTTGGGGCGGATTAATCTCTTCCGAAGGAAGAGTTAATAGGGGTTCTTTCTTTGTATAAAGAAGGCAAGTTGCCGATTTGGTCTCACTCGCATCTGATCTCAGTGAGACGATTTGGGCTGAGTGAGACGTTTTGGTCTCAGTGAGACGAGGTGCTTTCTCTTCGAAAAACGACCATTCGGAGATGGGGGAAATACCGATGTCGCCACGGCTTCCGCCGACCCGGTAGATGATCCGGCGCTCGAGCAGATGACTGATCGATTTGGAGGTGACATCCCGGCGCATGTTGGTGAGCTTGCCGATCTCGTCGGCAGTGAGACGCTTGGTGTCCAGCTGATAGCCAATCGTCTGGCGCGCAATGGCCATCAGAACGCGCAGGTCTCGCGCAGGCAGATCAACCGTGGCCAACGACTCCATGAGGCTGTTGTCCATTCGGGTGAACCCCCTGGACTTGTCAATGGGAATGATGTTTGTCATAGTTACCTCGCTCAAAGCGTCAACGAATCAGCCACCATGCCCGGTGGCTTTTTTGTGCCTGAAATTCAGGCGCTATAGGTGTCCGGCGCTTCCGTGGTAGTTTCGAATTTCCACAAACGAAGGCCTTGGAGGCCGGACATGACAGACAAAAGTCTCGCTACACAGTCAGCAACTGCGGCGTTGGAAGTTGTTATCGAGCTAATTCGTGCGGGGGAGCTGAAGCTCAGCGTTGCCGATGAAAAGGCCAGCACGATCATCGATGTCCACAAACAGCTGACGGAGCATTTCGAGTCCATCAAGAAGGCTCCTATGAACATTTCTCAGGGCTTGACTCGCTAACGCCGTAAAGCTCATCAAAGGCAGCCTTGATAGACTTGGCGCATTCAATGGCCAGGTCTTTCATGTCTTGCTGGCAGGCCTTCGAGAGGCTCAGCACCAGAACCTCACGAAGCGTTTCAATTTCTGAAGCTGTTGGTTGCCTTGTGGCTTTCATACCCTTCTCCTGCGCTATTTAGGACCTATCGAGGGTCTCTTTAGGGGCCAGCTGATACAGCTTCCCTTTTTGTCGATACATCAGGGTCGGGCCGCCCATGGCGACGAATTCAATCCCAATAGCCTCAATGGCTTGCTCAATGCTCCAGCCCTTCTTCAGGGCCAGGGCAGCAATCTTTGTTTTTGCGCCGGGGCTGAGCCCCTCGTAATCGAACTCAGGCATTTGGCCCTCCATAGGGCCGTTAAGCCGCGCTAGACTTCTTCTCGTCCTTGCTCAGGGCTTCGATCACACCGTTCTCGACTGCCCACTCGATCACCTCAAACAGATAGGTGGCGTGCTGTCTTTCTGCGCGCTGTGCGGCGCGGCCGAGAATTCGATCAAGCGTGCTGTTGAAGCGGACCTTGCGATCCTTGATGCGCTTGTGCTCTGGATTTACGAAAGCCATTTAGTGATTCCTTGCGTGGTTGAAATTTGGTTAGGCGGCAACGGGGTAGATATCAGGGCGAAGCTCATGGCGGGAGACGCCAGTAGCCTTTTCAATTTCGAGAACTCGCTCGGCAGGCACACGCCCAGAGGCGCACATTTTCTGCACCGCCTGAGGAGTGACCTTGAGGAGGCGAGCAAGGGCGGATTGGCCGCCAGCAGCCTTGGCTGCCTTACAGATCGGTAGCTCTTCCATTTTGAACCTCAAAGTTACAGTTACAACCAGAGGTTATCGCACGATTGGAAAAACCACAACTTACATTCACAGTGAAAACCACAACTGCGGGTTGCATGATTGGCGCATGAGCACATTAGGCAAGCGCATTGCGCGCAAAAGAGAACAAGCAGGCTTGAACCAGTCAGAGCTGGCGAGGCGCCTTTCTGTATCCCCTCAGGCTGTTCAGAAATGGGAGTCTGAAGTGTCCGTTCCGCGCGGCCGGCGGCTGGATGAGATAGCCTTGGCCTTATCAACCACAGTTGGGTTTCTCGTTACTGGGGATGCCCCTGCAAGACCAACCATTGATTCCAACGCAGAAATGCTCGGCCCCATCGATGTCTGGGATGACAGCACCCCGCTGGAAGACGACGAGGTCTATGTGCCGTTCCTCAAGGAAGTAGAGTTGTCGGCTGGCTGCGGCAGGACGGCAGTTCAGGAATCCTCGAACCGTAAGCTGCGGTTTGGCCGGATAAGCCTCAGAAACAAGGGTGTCGATCCGGGAAGCGCGAAATGCGTAACGGTCGCGGGGAATAGCATGGAGCCGGTATTGCGCAATGGCTCTACCGTGGCGGTGGACACAGGCAATACGCGCGTTCTAGACGGCGACATGTACGCCATTGACCACGCTGGTCAGCTACGGGTGAAGCAGCTGTACCGACTCCCTGGTGGTGGCCTTCGGTTGCGCAGCTTCAATCGTGACGAGCACCCAGACGAGGAGTACACGGCACAGCAGGTGCAGGATCAGGAGCTTGTCGTACTCGGCCGGGTCTTCTGGTCTGGCGGATTTCATTGATGTAGCCTCCATTTCAGCGATAGCCCGCCATCCAGCGGGCTTTTTTTCGCCCTCAAAAACAACTTTAAGTTACTGATTTTTCATGACTACAACTTTTCTTCGAAAAATTTACAACCTAAACACTTGCGCGCTGTAACTTCAGGTTGTAGATTTGTCTCAACGCCACAGAACAACGAGGCGCCAGGGCCTGAAGAAGCCCCGACCGCTCTTTAACATTGATAGACCGCCGAGCCTGCAGGCATAGCAGGCCAGCCAGCACAACAAGTGCGACGGCTGCGATCAGGTGTGACAGCCCTGAAGCTGTCATCCAAGTGGCACGCAGGCCCCAAGCGATGTGGGAAGCGTGATCCGGTGTGAGCGAGCCGGGCCTGAGAGATGAAGCACCGAATTCAAGAATTAGCGGTCCCGATAGCCTCGGCTGGGAACGCCGGACCTCATGCACCCTGCCCCATTCAATCGGGCATTCAGAGCTGTAGCGTGCATGTTGTAAGGACCTGTGACCCATGGCGAACAGATGCTGATTGACACCATGGTAGGAAGCTCGAAGCCCACCCACGAAGACGACGGCCAGCCCTGCAATCAGCAGCGGGCAACTGGCTAACACCGCTGAAGCAACAACCCCGGTCTGACGCCAGTAGCGTGACCGGGATTTCACCGATAGGCCTTCGCAATAGGGCCAGACGGGAAATCAACCAACCGGAGCAAGACGATGAACAAGGTCATTCACATCACCCTGCGCGGTGAGCTGCAGGTCTTCGCCGACGCCGACCTGAATGCCTGCATCCGAGAGGCGAACAGGCTCAACGCTGAACGCGGACTCACCAGCGGCGTGCGTGTTGTTGAGTGCGAAGACGGACTTCGAATGACGGCAGCCGATTGCAAGGCTGCCGCCCGATCCTCTCTATGAGAGCGCATCGGTTTGCACTCAGCGTTACTGCCATAACGTGGCTGGCAGGCCGCCCATAAGTAGCTTGGGTTGAGTGCAAACCGATGCGGAAGAGTCCACACCGCGCAACGCGGCCCCCTGCATCCCCTTCCCCCTCCACCTCACCCGCAAGCACTCACCCCTGCGCCCAACGGCATAGAGCGGGCAGCTGAGTGCTTTCGAGTGGACTTGGATAAACACCCCGCCGATCTGGAGGCGACCATGACCTACGAAGTGACCATCGAGGAGTTCGTCCTCCAGTGCAACGTAACGCACTGCGTTTCAGTGAAGGGCGATCCAACGTCTTGGGCTAGTCCGGACGATTACTACGGCTACAGCGAAATGGAGTTCGAAATCGTCTCTGGTTACACCTACGACGAGAGCGACAACGTCGTGGATATCGGCAAGAACGGTTGTGCTGCGATTGCCGAGCGCCTGGCCGAAGAGATCGAGGAAAAGCTGTGGGAGCAAGTTGCCGCAGAGCGGGAGGATGCCTGCGACTACGAAGACCGCGATTACGGCGACTGGGAGGCAGCATGAGCAAGCATGATATCGCCGTCGGCATGATTGATTCGCGCTTCGAGGCGCTGAACGCCGGCAACTCAACTGCCACCCTGCATGCCGAAACGAGCATGGCCATTGAAATGGCTCACTCACTCGGCGCGATCTGTATGGACGAACATCGCACCTACAATCTTCGCCTCAATCGAATCTACGAGGCTCAATCAGAAGGCAGAGCACAAGCACTCGGGAGAGCGTCATGACCATCATCGCGAGAAACGCCAAAGCAATGACCGAAGCCCTGAATCGTCAGGGCTTTTTTCTGGTCACTGATTTGCCAAAGCGCATCAAGGTTCAGGTCCGGCGCGGCATGCTGGTTGTGAGGCTGTCGTGAAGCGCCTGGCTACCCGCTCCTACACCTTTCAAGAGCTGCTGAACCGTATTGACCTCGAATACTGGCGAGTACGCCACCACGGTCAGGAGCAGTACACGTTCGTCCCGCTTCAATACTGGGGAGGTGATTGATGAAGCCCTTCTACTGGCTGCTCGTTGTCTTCACTGTCTTCTGGTGGGGCATGTACGCCGAAATGCGCGAGATTCATTTGCAGGCCCAGTTGCCGATGGCGGTGTCGCGATGACCAGTCACCAGCGTGCACGTCGGCTGCTGATCTGGCGCGGCAGCTTCCCCGCCATCGCCTTCTTCACCATCTGGATGCTGATCAGCGCTTTGGCTGATCGCGTCACTCAATAACTCACACCTTCAATCGCTGCGCACGTCGCGGCAAGGATCACCCATGGAAAATTCACCGGTTGAAGTAACCGTTTCCGACTTTGCCGTAGAGATCACGCCGGAAATTCTCGCCAAAGCATTTTGGGGGATGGACACCCAGCAACAGGCTGACTTCTTCGAGTCGCTCGCCAATCACATCGAGGCATCCAGCCCGCACGCGTACGGCTTCGGCGAGATGCAGTGGTGCTTCCTGCAAGACGAACTGCGCCGACCAGGTCGCGAGCAAGCCAACAAAATGCACATGGCCCTTTCCGCATTCGCCTTCGACTTCTGGCCTCAAAAGCTGGATGGCGCGCGCACCGGCCTGTAACTGGAGAGCAATCATGTCCGAACAGAATATGCGGATCTGGGGCCAGGTCGAGAAGACCGACACCCGGTTCACCAAGAAAGCCAAGGTCAACGGGCAGGACATTACCAGCCTGAGCGGTACCGCGATGGTCATGAAGGCCACCGAGCTGTTTGGTCCGGTCGGCATCGGCTGGGGCTGGAAGATTATCGAAGAACGCTTCGATGAGGGGCACGAAATCTTCACCGGCGAAGGCGACAAGCGCGCATGCATCGGTCGCGAGATCGGGCACACGGTAAAAATTGCCCTTTGGTTTATGCAGGACGGCCAGCGCGGCGAGATCGAGCAGTATGGCTGCACCCGCTATCAGTACAAGACCAGCTACGGCATGACGACTGATGGCGAGGCGCCAAAGAAATCGCTGACCGACGCCATCAAGAAGGCCCTGTCGATGCTCGGCTTCAGCGCCGACGTGTTCCTTGGCCTGTTTGACGACCAGACCTACGTCGACCAGCTCAAAGAGGAGCAGGCCATCGAGCAAGCCGCAGACAAGGATGCCGAGATCCTGCGTCAGAAGCAGGAGCGTCTGGATTGGCTCAACTCAGCAGTCGAAACAATCGGCAAGGCCGTGACTAGTCATGAGCTGAAAATGCTGAACGTCAAATACATCCGGGAGGCGACTCGGCGCAATGAGCCGACTTTCATCGCCCGGATAACTCGCGCATTTGAAGAGCGACAAGCATCGCTCAATGCTGGTAAGGAGAACGCAGCATGACCCAGCTCTACGCACTCACCGGCAAGCTCGCCGAACTTCAGGCCATGGCCGACACCGATGATGAGGGCCTGAAAGAGGCCCTGCAGCACGCCATGGACGAGATCGCCGGCGACTTCAACGAGAAGGCCGACAACATCGTCATGCTGCGCCGGAACATCGAAAGCGACGTAACCGCCATCGACAACGAGATCGAGCGCTTGGCCGAACTCAAGCGCATCAAGTCGAACAGTGTCACGCAGATCAGCGACTACCTGCGCCGGAACATGGAAGCCGCGAACATCAAGACGATCAAGCGACCACTGTTCACCATCACCCTTGCCGCCGGCCGCGAGAAAGTTATCGTCGACAACGAGGACGCCGTTCCAGATGAACTGACGGTCGTGAAGTCCAGCATCGCCCCGGACAAGACCGCGATTGCCGCGAAACTCAAGGAAATCCGCGAGCACAACGAAGCAGTGCGCAAGCGCATGGCCGCCGGCGAAGACGCGGAACATGAACTCATCGAAGAGCCTGCCTACGCACACTTGGAGCGCGGCGACAGTTCGATCCGGATCAAGTGAGGCTGCCATGACCCCTGCCGAACTCCAGCAAGCCATCAGTAAGTTCGAAGCCTCCGGCGGCCAGGTGCAGGTCATCGCCGATTCCTTCAGGGCCTATCCAGACCCTTTATGTGTGGCGGTACCGCCAATCGATGCCGACCTGGTCGACGCGATTCGTGGTTACACCACACTCGGCGTCTGCGCCGCAGCCAAGGGCCTGGGCAAATCCACCCGAACCATCAACTACATCGCCGCGCTGTACGGCATCAAGTTCGCCACGCCCACCAGTGCCACCCTGGAGGAGCGCCGCAAGGAAGAGGCGAAGCTGGTACCGCGCATTCGGCGGATGGCCAAGGCCAACATGAGCCAGATGGCAATCGCCGAGCAACTCGGCATTGGTCGCATTGTCCTGCGGCGCATCGCCCGCTACCACGGCATCACCCTCAACTCACGAGCATCTTGATATGGACCCAGCAATCGAAAAAGCCCTTGAGCGGCAAAGTGCATTGGAGGCGGCGAAAGCTGCCTTTTTTGCCTCTGGTGGCCAGGCTCAACTGATTCCGACCGGCGTTGGCAAGGACAGCCCGGGCGTCGTGCAGGCGCCAAAGCCAGCCTACGGCTACCGGACGATCGAGGCGCAGAAGAGCAAGCGCGGCCGGGTCATCGGTGATGAGGACAGAGCGGCGCTGGCCGCCCAGCTGATGGAGTGCAAGGCCGCTGGCATGACGCGCTACAAGGCCAGCAGACATCTGGAAATCAGCGAAACGTTGTGCCGGCGGTTGATCGCCGACTTCTCGCTCGACTTCCCGGCATCAGCATGAAGCGCATCAGCAACCAGGTGCGCCAGCGCCGAAGACAGACATGGCTGGATATACCGGCCCACGGAATTGAAGAGGCAGGCCATGGCCAAGAGCAATGCGGATCGCTCAGCGAAAGCCTCGGCGAAGAGGAAGGAGCGCGGCGAAGAGGAAATCAGGCTGCACTGCCTTCCCGGCACTCGCCAAGCCCTTGCTGAACTGATGGCCTGGAGCGGCATCGAGGAACAGGGCGAGGCCATCACCCTAATGATTCACCACCTGCACGGCCTTGGCCCGGGCGGATCCCTTCCCCTGCTCACCCCGCCGCGACACAAATACGTGATACCCGAAAACGTGTCGCGGAAATTGAAACTCGCCCACGACCGCGAAGCCTTGCGCATCGCCCATGACGAATAATTTCACCCTGTGAGGTTTCACTATGAAAGCCAAAACAGCTTCAATCAAGATTGACGACTTCAAGATAAAGGGACCGTCCGATCGGATGGCCCAACTGCTGATCGCCGGCCTGCTCACCCAGGCGCTGCCACCGGTAGCGAATGTTCAGCCGATTGCGCCTTCCGCCATTCCCGCCGTCGGCGAGTACTGGCCGGGCCAAGGCGGCATCAATGGCGGTTTCGTCTCAGCGCGCGGCGATGTTCCCGCCCACTACCTGATCTTCGCCGAAAAAGACGTTGGCAACCATGAATGGGGCAATCGCGGGAAGGATTCAGGCGCCACCAGCAAGACGGATGGCCACGCAAACAGCCTGATCCTACTGGCCGACGGTGATCATCCTGCGGCAAATGCCGCTGACGATTACGCGGCCGACGGGCACAGCGACTTCTTCCTGCCGGCCGCTGCCGAACTGTATCAGGGCTGGCTGAACTGTCCCGAGGTGTTCGCCCAGGACTGCTGGTACTGGTCGAGTTCGCAGCGCTCCGCCTACGGCGCATTCGTCATGCTCTTCGGTGATGGCCTTCAGGGCAACTACGGCAAGAGCAACGAGCTCCGCGTCCGCCCCGTCCGCAGATTCTTCATTTAATCCTTCATTCATTCGTTCTTGATCCGGCACCGGGCGCAGCAGCGCCTTTTTTGTTGCCTTCGAAAAGAGGAAAGACCCATGACCGCAGCAGCTCAAGCAGCACCAGTAGTGACCCTCCCCGCAATCGGCCAGCCCTATGGCGGCGGCTTCTTCTCCGGCATCACCCGCGACCCGGACACCGGCAAGCGCTATCTGAACATCACCGCCGGCGCCGAGCACGAATTGATCGGTGCCTGGGGCAAATACGGCGAGAAGATCGAGGGCGCTGACAGCTTCACCAATGGCCGGGCCAATACCGAGGCCATGGCCGCCGCTGGCAGCGAGTTGGCTCAGAAGGCTCTGGCACTGCGCATCGGTGGTTACGATGACTGGGCGATCCCGGCACGCGATCAGCAGGAGTTGCAGTACCGCCACTTCAAACCGACCACGGAAGCGAACTGGCAGTATGGGCGCAGCGGCGACAACCCAAACAGCGAGCCTGTTGGCCTGCTGCACACCGAAGATTCGCCAACACAGACCACGCTGGAAGCCTTCCAGGTTGGTGGCGCTGAAGCCTTCAAGCCCACCTGGTACTGGTCGAGTTCGCAGCGCTCCGCCAACGACGCATTCGTCATGCACTTCGATGGTGGCGGTCAGTACAGCTTCGGCAAGGTCATCGAGCTCCGCGTCCGCCCCGTCCGCAGTCAATTGATTGATTAATTCGTTTATTTAATCCGGCCGCTTGCGGCCGGTTGCTCTTGGAGAGCGCGCCCATGGCGATGCACACGGACTTGCAAATCTACAAGGCTTCGCTTGGCCTGCTTCAGATGGCCACGAACCTCACCCGCAACATACCCCGAGATCTGAAGCAGTCTCTCGGGAAGCGCGTGATCGATGAGTGCATCGACGTGCTGATGTTGATTGCCCGGGCCAATTCGACCCCGGACAAGCGCCCACACCTGACCTTGTTGGTTGAAAAGGTCCAGGTGATCGAGTTCTTGATGCGGCTATTCAAAGAAAGTCGATTCATCAGCGTCCCGCAGCATGCCAATGCAATAGAGGTCACAACCTCGATTGGCAAACAGGCGAATGCCTGGAAACGCTCCACCCCAACCGCGCCCGCCACCTGAGAGTCACGGCTTTCAGGTCTGTGCGAATTGAATCTGGTCGTGCCGCTGACCTCTGGGTCACCGCCATGCGCATCAGGGATACCGACGGTCTAAAGCGTCCGCGCAGGTCCCGCGCAGTTTCCTCGCCGATCGGCTTTGCCTTCGGTGTGGCGACGTAGATAGCACGATAGGTCGCAGCGCTCCGCCAACAACGCATTCAACATGAACTTCGATGATGGCAATCAGAACAACAACGACAAGAACAACGAGCTCCGCGTCCGCCCCGTCCGCAGATTCGACTGTTGGCCCCTACCCATTCAGCGAGCTTGTTCAGGCCTACTACGACTGCCGCCGCACGAAGCGCAATAGCGCCAGCGCATTGGCCTTCGAGATGGATCTGGAAAAGAACCTGATCGGACTTCACAGCGACCTGATCGCCGGCACCTACCGGCTAGGCCGCTCCATCTGCTTCGTGGTCACCAGACCGAAAGCCCGCGAGGTTTGGGCGGCAGCGTTCCGGGATCGCGTCGTCCACCACCTGCTGTACAACCGTGTGGCACCGCGCTTCTACGCCAGCTTCATAGCGGACAGTTGTGCATGCATTCCTGGGCGCGGCACGCTGTACGCAGCGAAGCGACTTGAGGCGAAGATCCGCAGCGCCAGCCAGAACTGGTCGAAGCCGATCTTCTACCTGAAGTGCGACCTGGCCAACTTCTTCGTCGCCATCGACAAAGAAGTCCTGCGCCAGCAGCTGGCCGCCAAGATCACCGAGCCATGGTGGCTGGCACTCGCTGAACAAATCCTGATGCACGACCCTCGCGAAGACTACGAAGTACGCAGTCCGGCCCACCTGTTCAACCGGGTACCGCAGCACAAGCGACTCACCGCGCAGCCTGCCCGACTCGGCCTGCCGATCGGCAATCTTTCGTCGCAGTTCTTCGCCAACGTCTACCTCGACGCGCTGGACCAGTTCGCCAAGCACCAGCTCGGCGCCAAGCATTACGTCCGCTACGTCGATGACTTCGTGTTCCTGCATGAATCGCCGCAGCAGCTCAACCAGTGGCTGGCCCAGGTCGAAGCCTTCCTTCCCAGCCTGGGCGCCAAGCTGAACCCGACGAAGACCATCCTGCAACCGGTGGATCGAGGCGTCGATTTCGTGGGCCACGTCATCAAGCCATGGCGCCGAACAACCCGCAAGCGATCACTGGCCCAGGCACTGAAGCGAACAGCCTCAGCGCCCGCCGAGGACCTTCGCGAAACCGCCAACAGCTACTTCGGCCTGCTCAGTCAGGCCAGCCACAGCCAGAAGCACCGCGCAGCCCTGGCAAATGTCGTGCTGAAGCGCGGCAACACGGTAAACGCGGCGCTGACCAAGACTTACGCGAAGAAATAACCCGTCCCCTTCAACGAATCACGCCAGCCGGCGAGGATCCCCTATGTCCGAAGAACAATCTCCGGCCTCCCGCGATGAGCGCCTGGTCACCCTTCCTATGTGGATCATCGAGGCTGTGCGTGCAGAAGTTCGCCTTGAGTCTCACGTCTGGTCGGACATGGCGCGGCACGTTGAGGCGTCGCTGGCTCAGGGCGAACAGGTGCTGCCCTGCGACGTGAAGCTTCCCCCGGCCACGGTGTTCTGCAAAGGCACCAAGGTCAGCACGCTGATGCTCGGCATTCAGCAGCGGCTGAAATTCCCCGCTCACGCTCGCGAATTCGAAAAAACCTGAACCACTCCGCCGAGGAAGCCTTATGGAAATCACTTACGGCTCGGTCTGCTCCGGCATCGAGGCGGCAACGCTTGCATGGAAGCCACTCGGCATGCGAGCCGCCTGGTTCGCCGAGATTGAGGCTTTCCCCAGCGCGGTGCTGGCCCACCATTACCCGAACACGCCGAACCTCGGCGACATGACGAAGCTCGGGGCCCTGGTCCTGGCCGGCAAGATCGCCGCACCCGACGTACTGGTCGGCGGCACCCCATGCCAAGCGTTCAGCGTCGCCGGCATGCGCCAGGGTCTGCTCGACCCGCGCGGCGCCCTCACCATCAAATACGTGGAGCTTGCAGATGCAACTGACTATGTTCGCGCCGGCCAGCGAAAGCCCGCCTGCGTTGTCGTCTGGGAAAACGTCCCAGGTGTCCTCAGTGACAAAGGGAACGCCTTCGGATGCTTTCTTGGCGCGCTTGCTGGGGAAGACTGCGAACTGCAGCCTTCAGGGAAAAAATGGCCGAACGCTGGTTGTGTGTATGGACCCAAAAGAACAATCGCGTGGCGGGTCCTGGACGCCCAATATTTCGGACTGGCCCAACGACGCCGCCGTGTGTTCGTTGTCGCAAGTGCTCGAGACGGATTCGATCCCACCGAGGTACTTTTTGAGCGAGAAGGCCTGCGCCGGGATACTGCGCCGCGCCGAGGCCAGGGGCAAGACGTTACCGGAACAGCTCCTTTCGGCCCTGCGCTCCAGTGCGGATGCGGAGAAGTTTTCGCCGAAGAACTCGGACCGTACGGCTGCGTAAATTGCGAAGGGGACGAAGGCCCGGCGGTCTCGATGTTCGGCGGGATACCGGCGTTCGGCGGGCACAGCCTGGTCGGCTCGATCGAGCAGGCGGCCACCCTGACGGCCAAAGACACCCGCATGGACATGGAAAGCGAGACGTTCTTCGTCGCACCGACGCTTGCCGAGGGCGCTCGCAAGTCTGGCGGATACAGCTACGACGATGTGCCCTGCGTTGCCGCGACACTTGATGCGAGCTACGGCCGGCTTCAAGGCTGCTCAGGCCAGGATGCGAACCACGGTCACAGCCACCTCGTAGTGCACGGAACACAAGACCCTTGCATCAGCATTGAACAAGCCCACACCCTGGGCCGAAACAACGGGCAGGAGAATGCGGTACTGGCGTTTACCCAGAACAGCCGCAGCGAGGTTCGCTACATCGGTACTGACGGGCAAGTAGTCGGAACTCTTGCCGCAGAGGCAGGTGCTCAACAGCAAAATTATATTCACTGCCGCGACGTGGCTCAGACCATTACCAGCAATTATGGAAAGCAGTTGGACAACACGAACTCGGCGTTGGGGCCAAACATCGTTGCTGAGCTTTCGCCTACGTTGCGCTCCGGAAACATGCGCAACAACAGTAATCCGGTTACCGAGGCCGATATGTTGGTTGGTGGCCCAGCAGTTCGCCGCCTCACCCCCCGCGAGTGCGAGCGTCTCCAGGGTCAGCCCGACGACTACACGCTGATCCCTTGGCGCGGCAAGCCCGCTGCGGAATGCCCAGACGGGCCGCGCTACAAGGCGATCGGCAACAGCAAGGCCGTCACCGTCGTTCGCTGGATCGGCCAGCGGATCCTCAAGCAGATCACAGCCAGCCCATACGGATGATCGAGTCGATCAGTCCGACAACGGCAGTGATCAGGTTTATCCATTTGTTCATTTTTTGAACCCTCAATTGGCTCTAAGAGGACAAGGACAATTCCTGTCCATGTAGAAGGCCAATTGATTCCAGCACCCTCCACCGCCCGGGCATGACCCGGCATAGGACTCGCATGTTCAAAAATCAAGACTACCTCGTAGAGTTGCTGAGCTACGACCCTGGCAGCGGGCTGTTCACGTGGCGCGTTGACCAAGGCAGTGCGAGGGCTGGATCGGTCGCGGCAACCAAGCCACCAATGGCTACTTGGTCGTGATGGTCGACAAGAAGTACCAGAGCCTGCACCGCATGGCCTTTGCCTTCATGGGTCAGGAGGTGCCGGACTGCGTCGACCATATCAATGGTGACCGCACAGACAACCGCTGGTTGAATCTACGGGCGGCGACTGCGATCGACAACGCCAGAAACCAGCGGCTCCACCGAACAAACTCAACCGGATTGCCGGGCGTCATGTGGGATCAGCGCTCATGGTGGCGAGCATACGGCTATCTCGGCGGCCGCTATTTGGCACTCGGTCGATACCAATCGCTGCTCGATGCGGCGGCAGCTCGTAAATCATTCGAAAGCCAGAACGGCTACCACTCCAACCACGGGAAATAGCCCCGTGCCCACAGAAAACCGACATGGCCCGCTGAGTTATCCGCTTGAATTCATTTAGGGTCGTCGCAGCGCCGAGCTTCTCGAATGAAAAACGCACCCACAATCACGGGCAGCAGACCAAGCAAAACAATGTCCCAAGCCTTATGTTCGACCGCATTCCAGATAACTACAAACTGCAACACTCCGCACCAAATGAAGTATTTCGTCATGTCTGAGTAAGCCATCGCTGCCCCCTCCTTCGATTTACAAAACAATTTAGCTGAGTATTGGCGAGGTATCCCCATGCCCACAGAAAACAAGCCGTCCGAGCTTCATACCGAAGTGAAGCGTTACCGATTCAAAGGCGCTGCCGGAGAATACGTTTATGCCGGTGACTTCGACCGGGTCACCGCCGAGCGTGAAGCCCTGCAGCTGCGCCTGAACGCAGCGGATCAGCGGATTGATGAGCTGACCAAGCCCCAGGGCGAGCAGGTGGCATATATGCCGGTTGAGCGCTGCTACGACGTCCGCGCGAAGATGATCATTGCGTTCAACGAAGCCAGGAAGAGCGGCGGTGATTTGGATGACGCGCTCGATGCCGCATACAAGTCAGCCTTGCGCTTCTCACAAAACCCGCTGGCGGCCGAGCAGCACGATCGTTCTCCAGAGGACTATGCAATTGAGCATGCCGAGTACATGGCCAAGTCAGCGGATGACGTGCTGGCGAAGTTCCAGGTGTATGGACTGGCTCTGCTCGCCGTAGATGAGGGCGTCGACGATGGCGAGGATGAGCTGCTGGAGAATATAGGGTCCGCCCGCGGCGACCTGCAGGAGTCACTGGTGGATCTGCGCAGCATGGTCTACGAGTTTCGAAAGCGTGCCGCCAAATCCCGATAGGAGTACATCTGTACTCCACCCGCAAATCTACTCCCTCCCCCTTCAAAGTCAGCCGCTATAGCGGCAAGGACGAAGTCATGCCTGAAGAAAATAAACCGGCTTGGCCAGAGCACTACCGCTATATCGACACCATCGGGCCAGAAGGTCTTGAGGTGCACTGCATCACCTACCAGGTGATCGGTGAAACAGCGCAGTGCTACTACATCGGCGACAAGCACACCTGCGATCTGGTCAACGGCCCGCAATACAGCTGGACCGCAGACGCAGTGAAGAAGCACCGAAAACGCGTCCTGAAGGAAGGCGGCACCTGGGGCCGTCGCTTCGCCTACACGGATAAGGCCTTGGCGCTTCGCTCGTACAAAGCGCGCAAGTCATGGCAGCTGCGCCATGCGCAATTGTCGATGGAGCGAGCCCTGGCGGCCATTGGGTATTTCGGCAACCTCGAAGTTGAAAGCACGATCCCGGCCGGGGCCGTGACAATTCCGAGCGAATACATTCAGGGCCTGGGCTGGGGGGATTACTGATGCTCCTGACCTGCATGGCCGTCTGCGCCCTCTTCTTCTGGCTTCCATTGGCCCTGACCATAAAGGCGGTGATCGGATGAGCGACTACACCATCATGGTCGGCGATTGCTTGGAGCTCCTACGGCGAATGCCGGACAGCAGCGTCGACAGCGTCGTGACTGACCCACCGTACGGCATCTCCTTCATGGGAAAGAAATGGGACTACGACGTGCCGGCAACTGAAGTGTGGGCAGAGTGCTTGCGCGTGCTGAAGCCCGGCGGGCACTTGCTCGCCTTCGCCGGTACTCGCACCCAGCATCGCATGGCTGTCCGCATCGAGGACGCCGGGTTCGAGATCCGCGACATGATCGCCTGGGTGTACGGCTCCGGATTCCCGAAGTCGCACAACCTCGACGGGGAGCACGACGGTTGGGGCACGGCACTGAAGCCAGCGCTGGAGCCAATCACTGTGGCACGCAAACCGTTCTCTGGAACGGTGGTCGCAAATGTCCAGGTCCACGGTACAGGAGCATTGAACATTGACGGGTGCCGCGTGCGCGCCGCAGACGCAATGACCTTGGCAAAGAACTGGAACAGACTGACCACCGTTGATATGCGTGGCGGGAACTATGTCGGGGGCAAGTCGGGAAAAATACCCCGTACGGCCGAAGCTTCGGATCTCGGCCGGTGGCCGGCAAACTTGATTCACGACGGAAGCGCTGAGGTCATCGCCGCGTTTCCGGATGCGCCCGGACAACTCGCCGCCACCAGCACCAGCGACACCCAGCGCGCCGGACAGAACGTTTACGGCAACATGAAGCGCGGACGAGGCACCGAGGCCAGTGCCAACAACGAAAATGCAGGAGTTGTCGGCTTTCAAATGAAGCCCGGCGCACGACGGCTCGACAGCGGAAGCGCCGCCCGATTCTTCTACTGCGCCAAAACCAGCCGCAAAGACCGAAACGAGGGCCTGCTCAGCTCGGACGCTCCCGCTGTCGCCAAGGATGCAACCATGCGCGACTGCGAAACAGCCGAGTGGAGTGCTCGAAACGGTAACAGTCATCCCACGGTCAAGCCCACCGATCTGATGGCCTACCTGCTGCGCTTGGTGACACCGGCCGGCGGCGTCGTTCTAGATCCATTCATGGGCAGCGGAAGCACCGGCAAAGCCGCAATGCGCGAAGGTTTCTAGTTCACCGGCTGCGAGATCGACGAGCAGTACGCGGCGATCGCCCGGGCGCGTATCGATCACGAAATCACCCGACAGCAAGAGCTGCAAGCCGAATCTGATCAGCTCGATCTATTCGGCACCGCCTAACCCCTCTTCCACCTACCAGCCTGCCGGTGAACGGCGGGCGAGGAATCCACGTGTCTGATCTGAAAGTAATGGCGGCCGAAGCCGCGCTCAAGAATATGGTGCAGAGCTCGCATTTCAGTATCTGCACGCTCGACACCATCATAAAAATGATGGATGTCAAACCAGACAGGGAGGCTTACAGCATCCTGCACACCCTGCACTGCGTCGACTACAACCAGATGCGACCCGAGCTTCTCCAGGCTCTACCGGATCTGATCGCTACCGTCTTGCGATCGCCTTCGTTCGAGGCCAGCCGAATCAACATCGTTGCCGACGGCACGGGCCTTCGCCTCATCAAACATTAAAAACCACCTTCTGCCGCCATGCGCGGCGTGGAGCATCATCATGCAGTACGACATCCACGAGCGTCGTGAGGATGGCGGTGTCGGCCGCCTGCTCGACGTCATCGACCGGCAACCCGAACATCACAGCAACGGACAGTTCGTCGAGTTTGACGGCGACCTGTTCCCGGTCCTGACTGGCCTTCGCGACTTCATCATCGTCCCGGCCACGCGCTGGGCCGAGGCTTCGGCTGGCACCTGGAGGAAGGCATGAGCGCAGAACTTGCCCTGCTTCCCCGCTTTATCCGCGCGACCGATGCGCCCGCCTATCTCGGCATGTGCCGAGCCGAGTTCAAAAACACCGTCCGCCCCCACGTCAGGGAGTTCCCCATTGGAAAACAGGGGGTTGCCTTCGATCGGCTTGAGCTGGACGCGTGGGCGAATGCCTACGTCGAGTCGATGGCAATTGAAAAAGCCAGCAATGAGGACAACAATCCGCCCCGCAGTGGGCGCCAAGGAGCTAATAAATGGCGCGAAAAACAATCTCCGGACTCTACGAGAGGAACGGGATTTGGCACATCGACAAAGTCGTCCGAGGTCAGCGACTTCAGGAAAGCACTGGAACAAGCGAAAGGCAGGAAGCGGAGCAGTACCTGATTCACCGCCTGGAGAAGCTCAGGCAGGAAAAGGTATATGGCGTGCGCCAGGTGCGAACCTGGCGGGAGGCAGCCACCAAATTTCTGGTGGATTTCAAGGACCAGGCCTCGATCGCGCTTTCCGCTTCCCACATTGACCAGCTTGATCCTTACATCGGTGATCTGCCGATTACGCATATCGACGACGGCACCCTGGCCGCCTTCAAGCGCGATCGGCAGAAACCGACGAAAGCAGAAAATGGGAAGGTGAAGCCAGGCGTATCGAACAGGACGGTGAACATCGCCCTGCAGCGAGTCGTCCGGATATTGAACCTGTGCCACAGGAAGTGGCGAGACGCAGAGAAGCGGCCGTGGCTGGATAGCGTGCCGATGATCTCGATGCTGGAGGAAAGGAAGTCGAGCAGGAAGCCCTACCCTCTGTCGTGGGAAGAGCAATCGATGCTGTTCGCCGAAATCCCCGATCACCTATTGAGGATGGCTCTCTACAAGGTGAACACGGGATGCCGGGAGCAGGAAGTGTGCAAACTTCGGTGGGATTGGGAGATACGAGTGCCTGAGCTGGGAACGAGCGTGTTTCTGATTCCGTCGGAGTTCGGCGGTAGGCATGAGAAGGCGGGGGTGAAAAACAGGGACGAGAGGCTGGTGGTGCTGAACCGTGTCGCGATGTCGATCATCGATGGGCAGCGAGGCTTGCACAAAACCTTCGTCTTCCCATATGGGCATCCTGATCAGTACGGCCCGACCGCCGTTCACCGGATGAATGACAGCGCATGGAAGAGTGCCAGGATCAGGGCGGCGGCGAAATGGGAGAAGGAACACAAGTCGCCAGCTCACCCTGGGTTCCGATCGATCAGGGTTCACGACTTGAAGCACACCTTTGGCAGAAGGCTACGTGCAGCGGGCGTGACAGAGGAAGATCGAAAGGCACTGCTTGGACACAAGAACGGCAGCATTACGAGCCACTATTCTACCGCAGAGCTTGAGCATTTGATTGAGGCGGCAAACAAAGTGTCAGCCACCGATTCGCGAGGACCGGCGCTGACCATCTTGAGGAGGAAAACGGGATGA